TTGTAGATTTTGCTGCGGGCACCAAGGACGTTTTCGTCACTTACCCATCCGAAAAGGCTGTCACGGAAGACTATGGCAATGCGCTAGCCGCAACCACTGCGGCTAACCTAGCTGGCGGTGCAGCGGGTTCCATTCCTTACCAGACTGCGGCCAACACCACAGCGATGCTTGCGACAGGTACAGGCGTCCTGATTGGCGGCACAACTCCGTCATATACGATGTCTCCGTCGCTGACGCAGGTTACCGTTGCTGGTGACCCGACCGTTAACCTGCAAGTGGCGACCAAACAGTACGTAGACACCCAGACGTCCGCCGGTATTCACTTCCACCAGCCAGTGCGCGTCGAGTCACCGATCAACCTGAACGCGACATACAACAATGGTTCGTCTGGCGTTGGCGCTACCCTGACCAATGCAGGCACTCAAGCTGCACTGGTTATTGACGGTGTGACGCTTAGTGTCGCTGACCGTGTCTTGGTTTACGAACAGACCGATGAGACCCAGAACGGCATCTACGTCGTGACAAGCGTAGGTAGTGGCTCGACTAACTGGGTATTGACGCGTTCCAGTGACGCGGACACTTACGTCAACGCTAGCCCAGATGGTCTGAGCCAAGGCTCAACTGTCTTTGTCCAACAGGGTACGACCGGCGCAGGCGAGACCTATACTTGCAACACCGTTGGCACGATTGTCTTTGGTACGACGGCAATCACGTTTGCTCAGATTTCATCTGCGCAGATTTACAGTGCTGGCACCGGCCTGACACTGACTGGCACGACATTCAGCCTCACCTCACCTGTAGCTACGACGCTAGGCGGTACAGGTCTCACCAGTTTTACAACTGGCGGCGCGGTTTACGCGACGTCTTCCAGTACGCTAACCACAGGCACGCTACCCGCAACGGCAGGCGGCACAGGGCAGAGCAGCTACACGGCTGGCGACTTGCTATACGCGACCTCGTCTACGACGATAGGTGTAATAGCTGACGTAGCCACTGGTAACGCACTTATCTCTGGCGGTGCTGGCGCTGATCCTTCCTACGGCAAAATCGGCCTGACCACGCATATTACCGGCACTCTGGCTGTTGGTAACGGTGGTACGGGTGCAACTTCGCTAACGGGCTATCTCGTCGGCAACGGCACTTCTGCGTTCACGGCTACGGCCACTATTCCGACCAGCGCCTTGTCTGGTACAATCAGCCTCACCACGCAGGTCAGCGGCACCCTTGGTGTAGGTAATGGTGGTACTGGGATAAGCAGCTACACCGTTGGCGACATCCTCTACGCCTCTGCGACTACCACGCTAAGCTCTTTGGCTGATGTGGCGACCGGCAACGCGCTCATCTCTGGCGGCGTCAGCAACCCTCCATCATGGGGCAAGATTGGCCTCACGACGCATGTCAGCGGCACGCTGCCTGTAAGCAACGGTGGTTCGGGTGCTACGACCCTGACTGGTTACCTCAAGGGCAACGGCACGTCGGCCTTCACTGCGTCGGCTACGATACCAAGTGGTGATATCACTGGCGCGGCTCTAACCAAGGCAGACGACACTAACGTCACCTTGACGTTGGGCGGAAGCCCATCGACTGCACTGCTTGCAGCAACATCCATAACTGCGGGCTGGTCAGGCCAGCTTGCCGTCTCACGCGGCGGCACGGGCAACTCCACGCTGACGTCGGGCTATCTCCTCAAGGGTAACGGCGTCTCGCCCACCAGCGCGTCGGTTATTTATGACGACGGTACGAACGTAGGTATTGGTAACGCTGCCATACCCTACACCACCAGTGGACGCACCGTATTCAACGTCAATGGCACTAGCTCCGCCATAATCTCGCTTCAGACATCTGGTTCAAATCGTGGCTATTTCTACGGGGACGGCTCTACAATCGCCATCGAAGCTGAAAGTGGCTGCGCCATCAAACTTAATACCGTCAGCGCGCAACCCATGACGTTCTTTACCAGCAACACAGAACGCCTGTCCATCAACAGCAGCGGCAACGTCACGGCCAACGTCGATATGCGTGCGCCGATCTTCTACGACAGCAATAATACCAGCTACTACCTTGATCCTGCTGGCTCCAGCGTGCTTGGGATCATCACGGCACAATCCACCAATGACGCGCAGCTATACCTGAACGGGAATGGAACGTCGTGGGCTGGTATCCAGTGGACGGATGTCAGTGGCAGCGACAACATGTGGTACAACGGCTCCACATCTACGTTCGCCATCGGCGGCGGTGGATCGGTTGTTGCCAATAAAAAACTGCATATTAACGGTGGGACAACCATCGGAAGCGGGATCGCTGCGTCTGCCAGCGGAACAAATTCTTTGTTGGTTGAAGCGTCCATAACAGCCAACCAGATGTACGCGCAAATCTTCTACGACAGCCAGAACGGCGCATACTACGTTGATCCGGCCAGCACATCGAACCTTAATGACCTAAATGTGGCGAGTGGAAACGTCCTTGGCGCAATCGCCACGTTCAATAACATGAACCAAACGCATGGTCAGCAAAGTGACTTTAACGCGATTACTAATTTCGGCGTAAGGTATGTGCAAGGCAGTGCAAATGGCCCCGGCATTTCTGGTGCTACCCAGTACTATGGGTTTAGCCTCGGTTTGGGGTCAAACTATCCGTATTCGGACTTTGGCAGTCAATTTTACTGGCCTCGTACCGCAGTAGGCGGACTTCCGTATCCATCTGTTCGCTTCCGTGAAAGCGGTACTTGGAGCGCATGGTCAAAGATTTATGCTGGCTGGGCCGACGCTCCAAGTGGTGCTACGTTTGCGGCGTCAGGCGACTTCCGCGCACCTATCTTCTACGACAGCAATAACACTGCGTATTACGTAGACCCAGCGTCGGGTTCGGTGCTTAATAGGCTAGTGTCCATAACAGGCGCGGGTAACAGCAACGGCGGCAATTTGCAGCTTGGTGACAAGGACGTAAACACCGCGAAATGGTCTGTGCTGACTGGGGCGCACTATGCAGGGTCATCAGAACCAAAGGGCGTGATGCTTATTGGTTCGTATTCGGCTTCTGGGAACAACAGCCTTAGCATCGGCGGCAACATCTACGAAGCCAATCCCGCTACCTATATCGCGTTTTATACGGCGACCACTGCCACGCACCCGACAGGCGGGTTTAATCGCTTAAACATCAACGGGAGCGGCAACGTCACCGCCGAAGTCGATATCCGCTCGCCCATATATTACGACAGTAACAACACTGCGTATTACCTCGACCCCGCCAGCAGGTCTATCCTAGGCAATATCTCTGTTATCACTGGTGCTACAGAGTGTGGCATCCGCTTTCGCGGTGACACATTGGATTTCGTTGGGCGCTACGGCGGCTATATGTCGTTGTATAACCAAACAACTGGGGGTGAATTTAAAATACTCGACGCCGGTTATTTTAACTTCAACCAATACGCTGTAAACGAAGCATCTTTCCGCGCACCCATATTCTATGACCAGAACGACACTGGCTATTACTTAGACCCTAACGGTTTCAGCAATCTTAACCGTGCTAACTTTATTGCTCAATCTACCGATACATCAGCATCGTCCATTTACCTTGGGGGTCAAAACGTCACCACAAGTGGCTCGTTATGGATCAACTTCCACTCTGACGGCGACACTAACTACCGTATAGGCAAGCCCGCTGGGGCGTGGACGCAGCCGCTTGAGTTTCGTTTTTACACAGGGCAGCGTTTTAAGGCGTCCGCTTCTTATGGCGGTTTTCAATTCATTGACTTCAACACGAATGGTGTCGTGTTTGACATGGCTAATGGAGGCAGTTTCACTCGGTCAATCGTCGCTTTCTACGCGCCAATCATGTACGACAACGACAATAGCGCGTTCTTCGTTGATCCTAACAGCACTTCGGTTCTTAGCACCGTTCGTGCGGCGACAATCCAACACTCGTCTGGTAACAGGGCTATCACACTTAACGGCTCTACGTGGACGGAGTTTTGCGACGTTAACGGGTCTACCAAACTGTGGCTTGGTGGGAGCGGCGACCCAAACAACTATTACAATGCTGGTATTCACTACTTCCGCAACACGTCCAGCAGCACCACGATGACGATTGATAGCTCTGGAAATGTCGTAGCCACAGCAAACGTCACCGCATATTCAGATGCTCGCCTCAAGAAGGACGTTGAGACCATTGGTGACGCGCTTGGTCTCGTCGGTAAGATGCGCGGCGTGCGGTATACTCGCATAGACACTGAGAAACGCAACGTCGGTGTCATCGCGCAGGAGATGTTGGAAGTTATACCTGAAGTGGTTCATCAAGGCACGGGTGACGACGACACGCTCTCTGTTGCTTATGGTAACCTTGTTGGTGTATTAATAGAAGCAATCAAGGAACTCGAAGCCCGCGTGGCCGAATTGGAAGGAAAGTAATATGGCACTTACGTACACTTGGGCGATCACGTCCTTGAAGAAAACCACAGATGGCAGCATTGACAACGTCGTTGTGCAATCCACATGGACCTGCACCGGCACGGACGAAGATGGCGACAGCGGCACGTTCAACGGCGCTACGCCCTTTCCGCTTTCAAGCGTAGACCCCGCTACGTTCATCCCCTATGAAGATTTGACCGAGGCTGACGTCCTTGGTTGGATAGAAGCCGTTGTTGTCGGTTCTTACAAGGAGCACGTCGATGCGCAAATCAACAAGCAGATTGCGCTAATCAAAGACCCAGTAGTGGACGTCCCTGAAGGCGATTTCCCATGGGACCCAACACCGACCCCAACACCACCAACACCCCCCGTTACCTAAAGGAGAAATAGTATGAACCCCGAACTAGATAAGTATGACGTTGATAAGCAGGAAGCGCCGGAAATTACGGTTGTCCTGTCTATCCAAGAACTAAACACCATCCTTGCGGCGCTGGCTGAACTGCCACACCGTGTGTCGGACGCTCTTATTCGTAAGGTCTACACACAGGCTAATGAGCAAATTCCGCAGCAGCAGCGGACAAACTAATGTCTGATCCCCGGTGGCTCATCGTCGCTGAAAAACTTGTGGGTACTAAGGAAATTCCCGGCCCTACCCACAGCAAAGTTATTCAGGGCTGGCTTGCAAAACTACGTGCTTGGTGGCGGGACGATGAGACGCCTTGGTGCGGTGTGTTCGTTGCACACTGCATGTCTGAAGCAGGGCTTCCTTACCCCAAGCTTTATATGCGGGCAAAAGAGTGGGCTACTTATGGTTCGCTCCTACGTCCTGACCGCGTAGCACCCGGTGCTATCCTTGTCTTTGACCGTGCAGGTGGCGGACATGTGGGCTTCTATGTGGGTGAAGATGCTGGGCACTATTATGTGCTTGGTGGAAACCAAGGAAATGCTGTAAATATAATGAAGCTTGGTAAAAGCCGTCTTGTCGCATGCCGCTGGCCCAAAGATGAGCCGGTGCTTGGCAAGTATGTTTTTATGAAGGGCGGAAAAGTCTCCGCAAATGAAGCATAAGGAATTTGTTATGAATAAAGACGAAATGTTTGGTGTAGTACGCGCCGTGCTAGCTGCAGTAGCTGGCTTTGTAGCTGGCCAAGGTCTCGTAGACTCTGAAACTGCTATGGCCGTTGCCGGTGCTGCAACCACAATCATCGTTGCCGTATGGTCTGTCCGTTCGAAGCGCGCTGCACCTGCGGAGTAATATTCGCCTAATACCCTAATCGCAGAAAGGAGGGAGGCTAAGTAATGTTTGGTTTCTCTCCTTTTGCGGCTTCCGCCTTTGCGGACCTCCTTGAAACTAACCGGGCCAACCAGAATGTAACTGGCGTTGAAGCCACGTGCTCTCTTGGTTCCGTTGCGGTCACAGCCGCAGTTAATATCTCTGTCACTGGTGTTGAAGCCACAGGAGACATCGGGCACGTCGATGCTCGGTCGATTGTTAGCGTCTCCGTAATTGGCGTTGAAGCTCTTGGTGAAGTTGGCACTGTTGCCGTATCTGCCGCCGCATCCACTGTTTTAACTGGTGTCGAAGCTCTTGGCGAAACCGGTACAGCTAACGCCACAGGCACAGCCAATGTAATTACCACAGGCGTAGGGGCCTCAGGCGCAATCGGTACGGCTGAAGTTTCGGGTAAAGCCTTTGTCTCCGTCACTGGCGTTCAAGCCCTTGGTGAAACTGGCACCGTCAATGTCGCAGCCTCCGGAAGCGTGGTTGTCACTGGCGTTGAAGCTCTTGGCGAAACAGGCACGGTGAACGTCGCAGGCGCAGCCAATGTAATCTCCATAGGCGTAGAAGCTCAAGGTGCGGTCGGCACGGCGACTACCTCAGGTAAAGCCGTTGTTTCCGTTACTGGCGTCAGCGCCACCGTTGATCTTGGCAGCGTCGTTGTCCGCATACCGAAAATTGTACCTGTCACAGGGGTAGAAGCTACCGGTCAGGTGGGAACCACTACTGTAGTAGCTGGTTGTAAAGTCCTTGTCTCTGGTGTACAAGCCGCTGCACTAGTTACAACTCCGTTAGTGTGGGGTATTATTAATGATAACCAAACACCAAACTGGGTGCCGATTGATGATAGCCAGACAGGAACTTGGGCCCAAGTGAACGACAATCAAACACCAAGCTGGCAGACGGTTGACGATTCCCAAGCTGGGGATTGGGTGCAAGTGGTAGACGGAAACACAGTAGTCTGGGCTCAGATACCGACGTAAGGAACGAAGATGGCAAGTACGTATAGCAATCTCAAAATCCAGTTAATGACCACGGGTGAGAACTCGACCACGTGGGGCGACGTTACAAACGTCAATCTCGGCACGGCGCTCGAAGAGGCCATTGTTGGTTCTAGCGATGTTACTTTCGCCAGTGCCAACGTCACGCTGACCTTATCCAATACCAATGCTTCACAGGCTGCGCGCAACATGCGCCTACGCTGCACCGGCACAACTGGTGGCTCGACCCGTAACCTCGTGGTTCCCAGCATCGAGAAGCCGTACATCGTCCTGAACGATTGCGCGGACAGCATCCTTGTTAAGACCTCTGCTGGTAACGGTATCACCGTCCCTGCGGGTAAGACCATGTGGGTGTATAGCAACGGCACGGATGTAGTGGATGTCACCACCCATCTCACGTCGCTCACGCTTGCCACGGCGCTCCCTGTTCTCTCAGGCGGCACAGGCTCCAATACTGCTTCGGGTGCACGGACCAACCTCGGTCTTGGCACAATCGCCACGCAGAACTCAAACGCTGTCACCATCACTGGTGGTTCGATCACGGGTATTACTGACCTTGCTGTGGCTGACGGGGGCACAGGCGCTTCAACTGCTGCGGATGCACGGACCAATCTGGGTCTCGGCTCTTTGGCGGTTCTCTCTTCGATTAATAACACCAACTGGTCTGGCACCGCTCTGGCGGTAGCCAATGGCGGCACAGGCGCAACCGATGCGGCGACTGCTCGGACTAACCTCGGCGCTGGCACGGTCACTTCGGTTGCTGGCGCAGGCACGGTCAACGGTCTCACGCTCACCGGCACAGTTACTTCGTCTGGCTCGATCACACTTGGCGGCACGCTCTCCGGCGTCAGCCTGACCTCGCAAGTCTCCGGCACACTTCCGATTGCTAATGGCGGTACGAACGCCACGACGGCTGGGGGTGCGCGCACGGAGCTTGGGGCTACGACGCTCGGTGGTAATCTCTTCACAATCACTAACCCAAGTGCGGTTACATTCCCACGCTTTAACGCGGATAACACGGTCTCTGCTTTGGATGCCGCGACTTTCCGGAGTGCAATCGGTGCGGGCACTAGCTCAACTACAGGCACTGTTACCAGCGTTGCTGGCACCGGCACGGTCAACGGCCTCACCCTGACAGGCACGGTAACGTCATCTGGTTCGCTTACTCTTGGTGGCACACTAACAGGCGTCAACCTTACGTCTCAGGTCACAGGCACGCTCCCAATCGGCAACGGGGGCACAGGTATCACATCCACACCGACAAACGGCCAACTTCTGATTGGTAATGGTACGGGTTACACCGCTGCTACAATCACGGCTGGTTCTGGCGTCAGCGTCACTAACGGCGCAGGGTCGATTACTATTGCTGCCACTGGCGGCACGGGTACAGTTACAAGCGTGGCGGGCACGGGTACAGTCAACGGCATTACGCTTAGCGGGACCGTCACTAGCTCGGGCAGTCTTACACTTGGCGGCTCGCTTTCTGGCGTTAGCCTCACGACGCAAGTCAGTGGCACGCTCCCTATCGCCAACGGTGGTACTGGGTCTACTTCGACTACTTATTGCAGCCTCACGGCTAACGTCACAGGAACGCTCCCTGTTGCCAATGGCGGTAGTGGTGCTACGACCCTGACAGGTATTTTGAAGGGTAACGGCACGTCGGCATTTAGCGCTGCTACCGCAGGTACTGACTATGTCGCGCCCGGTGGCGCACTCGGTACGCCCTCGTCCGGCACGTTAACAAACTGTACCTTCCCGACGCTTAACCAGAACACCACTGGTAGTGCAGGAAGTCTGGCAACGACCAATTTCTCCATCGTGGAGAGCGGTGGCGTCCTGTACTTTAAGTATGGCAGCACCAACATCGCTAAGCTAGAAAGCAACGGTGCGTTCACCGCGCTTAACAACGTCACAGCCTATGGGAGCATCTAATGACCCTACCAAGCAGCGGCCCTCTTACCCTTGCTGACATCCAGACTGAGTTTGGTGGTTCGAACCCAATCTCACTGAGCGAGTATTACGCTGGTGGCGCTTACGTTCCGGCTGGGACAAGCGGCACTTACGGTGCTGTGCCTTCATCTGGTGCAATCAGCATTCGGAACTTTTACGGTACGAGTAACGTCGTTATTTCCATAACCGATCAGTATATATCTGGGTCTGGTGTTAGTGACGCTTACGCTTTTTACTTCCTCACAGCCGGAGGGCAGGTTGAGCAGTCCACAGATGCGGGGGGCATCAACCCCACGAACCTTGAACAGTGGTGTACGCCGACAGCACAATCGTCAAACTATGAAGCACTGGTAACCTTAGTATTTGGTACGCTGTCGGGCGGCACCGTAGGTAGCTACGTCGCGTTGTCCACCACAAGGAGTTGGTACGTTGAAGAGTTTACTCCGGGGGGTTCAAATTTCTGTGAGTTCACCGTACAAATACGCAAGATTGGCACGAGTACCGTACTCGACACCGCAACAATCACCCTTGAGGCAAACGTATTCTAATGGCCTTCATCAAACTCCAGTTTAAACCCGGTGTGAACCGCGATCAGACCGACTACTCCAACGAGGGTGGCTGGTACGAGTGCGACAAGATACGGTTTCGCTCAGGCTATCCGGAGAAGATTGGCGGCTGGGTAAAGACCACTCCGACTGCGTTTGATGGTGTATGCCGCCAGATGTGGAACTGGATCACGACGTTCAATGATAACTTGCTGGCGCTTGGGACCGATACCAAAGCCTATATCGAGAACGGTGGTTATTACTACGACATCACGCCGTTTGGTGAAGCACTTGCTGGGTCCAATACCTTTGCGGTAACCAACACCTCGGCTGTAGTCACGGTTACGACGACCGCTGCGCTCCCATCTTGGCTGGTAACGGGTGAGCCTGTGCTTGTGGCTGGGTTTGTGTCGGCTCTTGGTGGTATCCCCATCATCGAACTGAACACAACGCACGTAATCACGAAGACCGGAGCAAACAGTTTCACCTTTACGGTAGCGACACCTGCATCTTCCACCACGTCCGTAACTGGCTCAGGCTACACGGTTAAAGCTGAAATCGAACCCGGTAACGCCATTACAATCGCAGGTCTTGGTTGGGGTGCAGGGACTTGGGGGCGTGACGCTTGGGGTCTGGGTAGCACCACGGGCGGTATCAACCTTCCGCAGCGCGACTGGTGGTTTGACAACTTCGACAATGACCTTGTGCTGAATATCCGCAACGGTGCACCTTACTGGTGGGTTCGCGGTCCCACAGACGACCCACAGACTGCGCTTGGTACGCACGCTATTACCCTACAGGATTACGCGTCAGGTGAAGGTTACACGGCTGCCTCCGTCCCTGTGCAGGTTATGCAGTTGCTGGTATCGCAGCAGGACAAGCATCTTATCGCTTTTGGCGCGGTGCCATTTGGTTCGACAAGCACGGCTGACTTTGACCCGCTGTTGATCCGCTGGGCTGACCAAGATACGCCGGGTGACTGGACGCCATCCACAACCAACACTGCCGGTGACCTACGCGTCTCGCGTGGTTCGCGTATCGTGCGCGCACTGCCAACACGTCAGGAAATCTTGGTTTGGACTGACACCAACCTCTATACGCTTCAGTTCCTCGGCACGACCGACGTGTTCGGTTTGCAGGAATATGCGGACAATATCTCGGTTGCCTCGCCGCGCTCCATGGCGTCGGCTGCAAACATCACCTACTGGATGGGCCAAGACAAGTTCTATGCCTACACTGGCCGCGTCGAGACGCTGCCTTGCACCCTGCGTAACCACGTGTTCAACAACATCAACTTCGACCAATCCGACCAGATTGTCTGCGGCACCAACGAGCAGTGGAACGAAGTCTGGTGGTTCTACCCAACGGCTGATAGCGACTACAACAACGCTTACGTCATTTATAACCACCTCGAACGCATATGGTATTACGGTACGCTTGACCGCACGGCTTGGCTCGATACGCCAATCCGCCAGTATCCGCAGGCTGCGAACACACCAATTACAGTTGATGGTAGCACAGTGACCACTGGTGGTGGCTTCGTTTATAACCATGAGAACGGTATCGACGACGATGTGTTAGCCATGGATAGCTACATCCAGTCGTCAGACTTTGACCTCGACGACGGCGACAACTTCATGCTGGCTCGACGCATACTACCTGACGTTGGCTTTGATGGTTCGACTGCTGCATCTCCTGAGGTCACTCTGACTATCCGCCCACGCAACTTCCCCGGCAGTGCGTTTAGTGCAGATGCTGCTGATACACAGCGCGTCATTGAGACTTCGGTTGGCGTCTATACCGATCAGGTCTTCATGCGTGCCCGCGCACGCCAGATGGCGCTTAAGATTAGGTCCGAGACCCTTGGCGTCCAGTGGCAGCTAGGTGCACCCCGCCTCGATGCGCGTCCTGACGGGAGGCGCTAATGGCACTTACGAAGTTCAAGGCAGCCCCGCTACCCAACCCCCCAGCGGAATACGACTCACAATATGTGCGGCAACTTATCCGCGTACTTGAAACCTACTTCTCGCAGTTGGACAGCAGCACGCCGAACTACGCTCAGAGCTACACGGCTGACTTTTTCTATGGGAATGGCACCGGCATCTATGTGCCTTACAACCAGTTTTATAGTATGGTTGACCAGACAGTGCCCGCTATTGACCAGTCGGTTGCGGTCAAGTTGGAAGAGACAACCTTCGCAAATGGTATCTCTATTACAGGCGTAAACGAGACGCGGATTACCTTCAGCGTGGGCGGCATCTACACCTTGGTGTTTAGCTTAGCGTTTAAAAACACAACGAACGACAACCAAGAAATAGACATCTGGTTCCGGTATGATGGCGTTGACGTTGCGAACTCTAACAGCCGCTTCACGATAGCGCCGCGCAAATCAACAGGAACTCCCTCGTACCTGATTGCTACAGCAGCGTTCACCGGTTTAGCTGCGGGTACCGGTGACTATGTCGAGATTATGTGGGCCACAACCAACACCAGTGTGGTGATGGAACATCTTCCAGCAGTGGCTTACTCAGCGGGCGTAACTCCTGCTATTCCCGCTACTCCGTCTGCCATTGTGCAGGCTAACTTTGTGTCAAAGGCAGTTTGATATGCGTAAGGGCTTTAGTTTTAGACATATTGGCGCTATAAGCGTAGGTACAAGGTAGGATATCGCAATGGACATGCAGGCTGCTCCGCCAACATACGCAGAAATAAACACTGGGCAGCCCCCAGTTGGTAACCCTCCCGTGCTTGGACAGCAGGTTCCGGGCATGTCTGGCGGTCTGCCTTCGCAGGGCGGTCTCTCGGTTCTTGCCAACCCAATGGCTCAACAACTGCAAAGTATGGGTCGCGGTGACGACAAGATGTTGGTTCATATGACACCCGGTGAGGTTAGTAGCCTCCAAGGTCTGGCTATGGCGACAGGCGGCTCTCTCACAATTAACCCACAAACAGGTCTCCCCGAAGCTGGCTGGCTTGGTAAACTCCTACCCACTATTCTTGGCGCAGCCCTAGCGGCTACTGGTGTCGGTGCCCCACTTGCTGCTGGTATCGTAGGCGCAGGTCAGTTTGCACGTACTGGTAGCTTGAAGAAAGGCTTGATGGCCGGTCTCGGTGCCTTCGGTGGCGCTGGTATGGCTGGTATGGCGGGTCTTGGTGGTAAGCTTTCTGAAACAGGTTTTGGCTTGCTCGGAGATAAAGCTGGTTTCTTCGGTGCTAATATGGGTCAGGGACTTTCTCAAGGTGCAAATGCCGCAGCAGGGCTAGCTAAAATGGGTACGGCTCCTGTTGAAAATGCCATCAACGTAACTGGCTCTATGCCCGGTGCTCCGGCTGCGGCTGCGCTAAACCCTGTGCAGACACAAGCAATAATGGGTGGGAACGTCATTGGCTCAGGAACACAAGCGGCCATGACAGGCGTAGCGCCCACGGCAACAACAGGTGCACAGTTCACAGGTGGCTTAGGCTCGCGCTTCGGCCAAGCTGTGCGCGCTGGCCTCCCCGCTGGCACTCCGAGTATGATTTCCAAAGCTGCGCCTATGATGGCAGGCATGGGCGTCCTAAACAACATATCCAGTGCAACCACCCCTTCAGGCGGCAGTATAGGTTCGGACGGCGTTATAGATAATGCTTATCAGGGTCCATACACGGCGCAGCAGCGCAAAGCTACGTTTGCCGACTCCACTGCCGATATACTTGGCTCGTCTAAGGAGCGTCGTTACTTCGACGTAGATATGCCTGAAGTTTACAACGTGCAGGGGCAAGTCGTGCAGCCGGGTTCCAGCACTAAGCGGGGCACACCTATCCTGCAGAATGTTCTTAATCCCAAGGCCAAGAAGGGCGAGAACCGCTACAGTCAGATACTCACCCCGTATATGGGTGGCGTTGACCCCGAGGAGGGAGACTACGCCAAGGGCGGTGAAGTCGAACTAGCCGACGGAGCCTTTGTGCTTGATGCGCGTACGGTATCTGAAATTGGCAACGGCAGCAGCAATGCTGGCATGGAGGCGCTTCGTAAAATTGGCGGGCGTCCAATTAACGGCCCGGGCGATGGAGTAAGTGATAGTATCCCTGCTCGTATAGGCCGTGACCAGCCAGCACGTGTTGCACGTGATGAGGTACTGATGCCTGCAGATGCAGTACGCCGCCTTGGTAAAGGCAACCCAAAAAAGGGCGCGGACAAACTATACTCGCTTATGAATAAGGCCCATAAAGCCCGTAAGAAAGCCAAGCGTGGCCAAGACACTAAAGTGCGTCGTGGACTTGTATAATGGAAGTTAGCCTCATCCCTGCTGAGTTTGTAGGTGGTCTTCTACCCAAGCTGTTCCCGCATATAAGTAAGGCTGCGGAATATACATTTGGTCGGTATGAACCAGAAGATATAATTGATGCGGTGCTCGACGAAGCAGCACACCTGTGGGTAGTGATTGAAGGCGAAGATATTCTTGGGGTTACCATTACTCGTTTTTGGCAGTACCCTCGCAAGAAGTGCCTCGATATGCTATTTATCGGTGGCGATGAAGGTTTTAGTTGGAAAGACCCAATGCTTGAAACTTTGCAACGTTGGGCACGTGATAATAGTTGCGATGTCATCGAGTCTTCGGGTAGGCCCGGATTTGCCCGTGCTTTCAAAGACGATGGATATAAAATGCTATGGCAGGTATATGAGTTACCCGTAATGGGTCTTGGAGGACAGAATGGCTAAGGGTGGTAGCAGTCAACCGGTTAAACAGGAGATAACCCAGTCAACTCTCCCTGAATATGCACGTCCTTATTTTGAAGGGATGATGCAGCGCGCAAGTACAGCGCTTACTACACCTTATCAGACCTATGGCCAAGAGCGCATTGCTGGGTTCACACCTGAGCAGCAGCAGCTTCAACAGAACATCCTTAACCAGCAGACTCCGGGTGAGTTCGGGCAAGCTGGCAGTTTGGCTTCCGCTGCAGGTCTTGGTTCACTACAAGCTTCGCAATATAACGCCGGTCAGTTTGGTGCACAGCAGATCGGGATGCCCAACCTCCAACAGTACAGCATGAGTGGGCCATCTAACGTACAAGCGCAGCAATACGGCTCGCCTCAGATGCAGGCTGCTCAGACTGGCTTCAGCCCACAGGTACAAGCTTACATGATGGGTGGCGCTCGTGATGTTGGTGCACAGGGCGTGTCGGCACAGGATATGCAGGCCGCGCAGTCGGGCTACCGCCCAGACCTCGAAGCATTCCAGATGAGCCCCGCCGAACGCATTGGTGGATACGATGTCAATGCTCCCATGATGCAGGCTGCGCAGACAAGCTACGGCCAAGGGCCGCTTGAGCAGTTCCGCATGGAAGGGCCGCAAGCTTTTGGTTTAGCACAGGCCCAGCAGTACATGTCGCCTTTTGCGGAAGCCGTAATGGAGCCACAGAAGCGCGAAGCTATCCGTAGTGCGAAGCAGTCGCAGCTTGTCCAAGACCTCGGCGCTGCGCGTCAGGGTACCTATGGCGGGTCTCGTCAGCTTCTTGCTGGGTTGGAGCGCGAACGCAATCTTGGCACTCAACTTGGTGATATCGACGCTCGTGGTCGTCAGGCAGCGTACGAAAGTGCGCAGCAGCAGTTTGAGCGTGACCGTGCAGCGGGTATGACAGCCGGACGTGAGAACCTCCAAGCAGCGCTCCAACAGCAGCAGCTTGGCACCCAGACAGGTCTACAGGCGACTCTGGCTAACTTATCCAACGAACAGCAAGCCAACGTAAATAATCAGGCCATGCAGTTCCAAGCACAGGGTATGTCTGCGGATAACGCCATGAGGGCAGCATTGGCTAATCAGCAAGCTGGTCTCACCACAGGCCAACAGAACCTTGCGGCGCGTCTCGGCGTACAAGAACTTGGTGCGCAGCAGGGTCTTCAGGTTGCGATGCAGAACCTATCGAACGAGCAGCAGGCTGCGGTTAATAACCAAGCCCAGCAGTTCCAAGCTCAGGGTATGAACGCCGACAACGCGCTCAAGGCAGCATTGGCCAATCAGGGTGTGGACGTCACACGGGCGCAGGCAAACCAACAAGCCCAGATGCAGGCTCAGCAGCTTAGCACTCAGACGGGTATGCAGACGGCACTTGCTAACCTTGACGCTGCTTCACAGGCTAACGTCCAGAACTTGGCAGCACAACTCCAGACACAAGGGCTTAACTCCGAGCAGGCGATGCGTGCAGCATTGGCCAACCAGCAGGCACAGCTTACGACGGGCCAGCAGAACCTTAGCGCCGCGCTGGATACTCAGCGTCTGGGTGCAACTACAGGACTTGAAGCTCTTCGGGCCAACCAGCAGGCAGACCTTGAGCGCCAGCGTATGCGTGAGCAGTCCCGTCAGTTTGGAGCGCAGCAGCGCCTTGCAGGTCTTGGGCAGGCCGGTCAGATGGGTCAGACCCTTACCAATATCGGTTCGGCACGCTCGCAGGCAGACCTTGCGCGGTTCGGTCAGCAGACACAGACTGCGGCGCAGCAGCAGGCGCTACAACAGCAGTACCTCGACACGGCATATCAAGACTTCCTGCGTCAGCAGGGTTATCCGATGGAACAGTTGCAGCAGTATAGCAGCCTGCTTCGTGGTGTCCCTGTAGAACCTAATGTGAGTAGGACGGCTTATGCACCGAGTGCTTCTCTAGGTTCCCAGCTTATGGGCGGCGGACTTGCTGCGGCTGGTATATACAACACGGCTAACCGGGCGGGGTTAATTTAAGATGGAAACGAAACCGTACGATCTACAGTCCCCTGAGCAAATTGCTAAGGACTATGGTGGTAATAAGCAGAAGATCGCTGAAGCTATGCAGATGGGCATTCTTGACCCTACCGCTGGTACGTTGGCTGGTATGTTTATTGACCGCATGCGTTCTGCTGCTCAGATGGAAGCCGCTCCCCAGCAGACTGTAGCTCAACAGACGTTTGCGCCTCCCGCTCCACCCCAGCCGCCCATGGGTGCCCCTGCGGGTCTTGGTGCTACACCACAAGCTGCGGCTATGCCGCCTATGAACGCTGCGCCACCTATGGGTGCGGTCCCCCCACAAGGTGAAATGCCTGCTATGGCCGAAGGCGGTATGGTTCCCCCATATATGGCTGGCGGTGGTCTTTCTGATATACCGCTTCCTGACGGTATGTTCGATGAACCTAGCAACGGCGGATTTAACGACGGCTATGCTGGCGGCGGATTGGTCGCGTTTTTTGAGGGTGGTCCTGTTAAGGAAAAAACACCGGAAGAAATAGCAGCAGAAGAAGCAGAAAAGGCATATCTAGCTCAGCTAGACAGCGAATATGTTCCACCTGCGAGCGCAGCTAGTCCGATTGACGTTTATGGCGCGACACCTGCTAAAGCTCCGATACCGCTTAACGTCCCAGAGTTTTCAGGCATACCGGCAGCTATGTATGGTGTATCAAGGTTGCCGAAGGATAACTTGGCAATGATTAGGGAGTTGGCCCCACAGCAGACTAAGTACAGTGAGCGACTTACTAAGGAACTGGAAAAGTCCCTCGACGAAGGAGAGCAGAAAAAACGTGCTCGGGAAAATCTCGACATGGCGATGATTAGGGCCGGTGTTGCAATGGCAAATGCACCGGGCTCTATACTTCAATCTGCTACCGCAGGTGTCGGCGCAGCACTGCCCGATTTTGAGGCTGGGGTTAAGGAGCAGCGTGCTGAAGTGCGTGACGCTGTTAAGGCGCTGGCTGAGCAGGAGGGGGTAAGTAATAAAGCTGCTCGAGAAGCCGCGAATTTGGCTATGGAAATGACCATGAAATATGGTACGTTGGCTGAAGCTATGAAGGACCGGGCTGTTCAAATAGAACTTTCGAAGCGGAGTAATGCAGTTCAACTGCTCATCGCTCAGATGCAGGCCGCCACTGCAAGGGCAGGCCATCAAGTGCAGTTACAAGTAGCAAACGCCCCGTCTGCCACGGAACGTATTATCGAGCGGTTAGGTAACGGTGATTTTGCGGCTGGGTTTACCACTTTTTCAGAAGGTAAAGCAAAGAGTAGCCAAGGGGCAAACAGTAGCGGTGATGGTTGGGGCGAAGCTCAGGTCGATAATTAATAGCAAGGGGTTTTTATGCCTACATACCGGATCAAAGCCCCTGACGGTAACACCTACCGGATAGAGGGGCCACCCAACGCGTCTCAAGCCGATGTAATCGCTGCAGTAATGAGGCAGAACCCATCGGCGGGTGTAGCTAAAGTTACGCATCAAATAAAGGCACCTGATGGCAATACGTATGCGATCGAAGGGCCTAAGAATGCTACCCAGAAGGAAGTTGCTGCGGCTGTAATTCGGCAGAAGCCGACGGCTGGCAAACCACCAGCACCGGTCAAGCCCACACCTAAAGCAGCGGTTGAAATCGGCAAACGCACAAAAGAACTCGATGAGAGTGCCGCGAGCCTTAATCGGATGATTGCTGAAACCCAACGCTTATCTAAGCTACCCGGCGCGACAGCAAGCATGCGGGAAAAAGCTAACGTAGCCATAGAAGAATACCGCAAAACCCTTGCGAACATCGCAAATGAAAAAGGGTACATGCAGCGCACGGGTACGCTTGTGCCCGAACGGTCCTTTGGTGAGATTGCCACAGATACACTTAAAGGACTTGGTGCCGGTGCGCTCCGTACAGTTGCGGGTATACCGAGCCTGTTGGGTGCTGTAGGTATAGAAAGTCCGGGTAAAGCATCCGAGCAAGCAGCCGAACGATTTATTCAGCGTAACCTTGCACCTGATGAGAGCGATGCAGCCCAATTTGGTACGTTTGCGCAGCAGGGTCGGCGACTTTCTGAAGTAGCAGGTAGCGTCCTACCTGCGTTTGCCACTCGTGGCGCGTCTCGTGCAGGTATGGCTGTTGCTGGTCCACGCGCTGTTCCGATACTTACAAGGACAGAACAAGCAGCACAACTTGCATTAGGTGCGGGTCCCGGTGCTCAGCAACAGCGTCAGGCAATCGAGCAATACGAAGCTGAGACAGGGAAGGTCGTTAACCCTCTCGTACGTGCGCTTGCGCAGGCTGGCGGTGCAGCCATTGGGGCTACAGAAGTTCTCACCTTAGACGCTATGATGGCGCGGGTACCTTCCAAGTTGCGTGGGTCTATGACTTCAAAACTTGCAGGTCTTGTGGAGCGTATAGAAGCCGGTGGCATATCGCCGAAAGCTGCGGCAGCAGAAGTACGCACCCTTATGGCTGACATCCAGAAAACTGGCCGAGGCCGTGTGGGTGTCGCTATGCTGGAAGAAGGTACGCAGGAAGGTACCGCTCAGTTCGCACAGAATGTCCTCGAGAAAACGGCGTACAACTCCGAAAAGGATGTAACCGAAGGGGTCGCAGAGAACTTTATCTACGGTGCGGTTGTTGGTGGCGGCGTACGTGGGCTTACTGAGCTAGTTACAAAAGTAACAGGCGGCGTAGAAACCGCTAATAAAATTAAGTCGGACGCAAAGCTTATCGCTGCAACTATGCGGTTGCAAGAGAACCCGAACGACGATGCCGCTTTCGATACCATCGTTGAACGTATGGTGGAAAGCTACGGAATTACCCCAGAGAAAGCAGCGCTATACGCCCAACAACAACTCGGACGCGCACGCGAAGAAGGAGATACGGATGTCCCCGATGCTGATACCGGAGTGGATGACTTCGGAGGAACTGACGCAGGCACTGCTTCTGATATCGGAACCACTCCGTCCATATCCGGTGCTACAGACGTTGGAGAGACTGTCGGAGGAGGACTGGAGCGGGCTGTTTCTGGCGTATCAACTACTGATGTTGGCGAGGGAGCGGGAGTCAGTTCACTAGACGAAACTAAGCAAATCCTTGCCGATAAGAAAGTCAAACTGACTGAACGCGTTAATGTAGCTAGGCAGCTACTGAACGACACGATACTCAACAACCCCCTCGTCAGTGTGAATGACGTTGACCAGAAGCAGTTCGATGCGGCTAAGAAGCAGCTTGCGAATGGTAAATACAATGGTGACCCCGTGGCTGCGCTGGAAGCGGTTACAGGCAAGAAGTTTGCTGCTCCTCTCGACGTCAACACGACTGTTGAGGATGTGAACACACAAGAAATCCAAGGGGGGCTCGACGCTGTCACCCAAGGAATTGCGGAAAATCAAGCGCAAATTAAGTCCTTCATCCAAGGGATTGAGGAAAATCAAGCGAAACTTGCGGCTGCACCTGAAGTCACTACACCCCCATTGGATGTGCAAGCTACGGCTCCTGTTAAGACGGCGATTGAATCGGTCACTACCCCTGCTCCTGACGCTAGCCCTATCCCATCCTTGGCTCAAGCAAGTGCACAACAGTTGGGTATTACACCTACGGCTGCGCCTGAAGCTGCGCCCGAAATGGCTGCGCCTGAAGTGGCCCCGCTTAGCCGTGAAGAGAAACCGGTTTATGACCCCGCAGACTACACCCCACAGGAAATCTACGACAACCTAACACGTTTTGGGTACAAAGAAGCCGAGCGCCGTGGTTATGTGTTTAACACCGCTGAAAACGGTATGTTTGGTGAAGGTGTACGGGAAGCAAAGAACCCCGACATCCAGCCTCTAACTGACGAACAAGTCCTTTCCCTTGAGCGGGGTAGCCCCGAAGTTCTTGCCGCTTACAAAGAAGGCCAGCAGTGGGGGAAAGAACAGGTTGCAGCCGTACAAGCTGCGCCAGTAGCCGAAGAAGCCGCACTTGAAGCTGCGCCTGTACAGGAACCTGTACAAGGTTATGTTGATACGCGGAAGCAAGAACTAGCAGCACAAGAGGCTGCGGATGTTGAAGCCGAGGCTAACCTACGGCAAGAGATTGAAGCGCGTAAGCAGCAAGAAGAAGCTGCGCCAGTAGCCGAAGCAGCCGCACTTGAAGCTGCGCCAGTAGCCGAAGAGGTTGCACCTGAGGTAGTTACTGCACCTATCGAGGAAGCAGCACCAGAAGTCGATCCTTATGCTGGCGTACTTGCGGACATTGAGGCAGCGCTAGCCGACGAGGCGATTGATGCAAGGACACATAAGCTGCTTACCTCGGCAGTAGAACGCCGCCTGCCGTTAGAAAAAATTGAAGCTCAACTTGATGTAGCCCGCACGCGAAGTGCTGAGCGAGCCATGGGTGCTTCCAATAGTGAACGTGCAACTCCGAGCGAAAGGCTTCAAGGTCTTATATACCGGATGCAGGATGCGTGGAAGGTGCTTACTGGTAAGCCTATACTGGCCAATGCTAGGTTAGCAGATTTGCTGCGCGACCCAGACATTCTCAGCAAAATGAATCCTGCGCAGCGGGGGCTTGCTGCTGCCTTGGCGGATGTCATAGATGACGACGTTGACGTCTATATCGGCAATCTTAACTTTAGCCCCCAAGAAGCTTTTACCTTAGGAACTGCCACTGTTTATGACGGCGCAGCCCCCGACGTTCGTTTGCGCGGGGTGTCAACCGCAGCAAACATTGTAACCCTCCTTCACGAGGCAGTTCACATTGCTTTGATAGCTAAGTTTGGCTCGGACTTTAAGCGTTTAACAGACCTTGGCCCTGACGCTGACCCAGAAATGCTTGCATTACGCGATGAAGTCTATAACTTGATTGATGCATACAACACCATGTTTGAGGTGGAGAGTTCGGCGGACCTACTGCTCAAGGCATCCCCGTACGGCATGAAAAACCTAGACGAGTTCATCGCTGAAGGACTGACCCAACCGAGCTTCCAAAAATTCTTGGAGAAGGGTAACCTGTGGACGCGTTTCGTAGCGTTAGTGCGGAAGCTGCTTAAGCTGCAACCTAAATTCCAGCCTCAACTGGATAACGTACTAAAAGCTGGCGCTAAACTAATTGCCGCGTCCAAGAACATCGACCGTATGGAGTATGTATCGGGCACTTTTGAGCAGCGGAAAAAGGCTGCTCCTAAAGGTAAAGGTAGTGCACAAGAGAGGGTCGCTACCGGCGAAGCAGAGATTAATCGTGGTGTGGCCCAAGCACAAATGGCAGCGGACATGCTGGAGTTCACCGATGGTCTCAGTGCGGCTATCGACGGGCGCGACGGCAGCTTCTTCCTCCCCTCGATAAAAGAAGGATGGGCTTCCTTCAATGACGCTACCCGTGAATATATACTGCCCGCACTGACCAGCTCGTTCATTATTAACGATATTGATAAGGGCCGGTTACCGCCATTGCGGCGTATGGAGACGATTGAAGCTAACATCCGTGGGGCGCAAAACAGGATGCGTGCCCAATTTGGGAAGCTAGACCGGCGTTTTACGAAGTTCGTCAACCGTACAGGGCAGCGTGTCCTTGCAACGACTATGCATGCGGCACGCATCAACGAGTTCTCCCCCTCGGACTTCTCGTCGTTAGATAATGCGCTCCAGAACGACCCTATTATGGTTTGGTACAATGACGCAATAAAGGACCCAACCGTTAGCAAGGGGCAGGTCGCTGCGTTTAAAGGCAAGAAGACCATCCGCGAGAAACAAATTAAGGCGGTCTGGAAGCTTTGGGAAGAGCTTGGTAAGCAAAAGAACGGCCACGACATTTATGTGCGCGTCCGCGATTTTTACGCTGATATGTATACTATCATGCGTACCGAGCAGAACAGCTTCATCAAGAAACTACCTATCGACGATGCGGCTAAAGAAGAGCTTCTTGTAGCGGTGGACCCCGATACTTTTGCTGAAGGGGAGGCAGACCCGAATGACCCGCATGCTGGTATCCCAGACAGCGTACGTCCCAAGGAGTACTTCCCTTTCCGCCGTTACGGTAAATATTGGCTGACGGTTAAAGGCGATGGCATAAAAACAGGCCGCGAGCGCCACCACTTCGAAACCGCTTTTGGGCGGAATGCCTTCCTGCGTAAGCGCGCCAAGGAGTTGGGTGTAGACCCACAAAATGAAAACGTTTTCGAGAAGGGTAATACCCTAGAGGACTTCCAGAATAACTTGGTCGAGAGCAGCTTGATGCTCAGCAATATATTCTCAGTGATTGACAAGGCCGTTATTTCTGGGAACTACGACACCACTAAATACGCTACACCTGCTGAAGCACTAGAAGCCATGAAGAAAGAGCTTAGGGATAAGCTCTACCAGACGTACCTCATGACACTACCAGAGCGCAGCCTTCGTAGGCAGTTTATCCATGCCGAGCGCGTGACAGGTTTCAGCAGCGATGTACTGCGTAATTTCAGGTCCAGTTCTGCACAATACGCGGTGCAAATCCCGAAGCTGCAGTATGGGTCCGACGTTAACAGCGTAATCAGCGAAGGCTATGATGCCCTTGAAGGCATGCCTGTGGACGAAAAAGCCGCCGCAAGAACTTACGTGGATGAAATGGTCCAACGGCTGCGCGGAGCCATCAACCCAGAAGCACCGAATGCATTCGTGGCGGGGGTTAGCCGGTTTGCTTTCTACGAAGTCATGTCCAGCATTGCGTCTGCTGCATCGCAGATGTTGTCCGTCCCGATCTCGGTTATGCCTAAACTCAATGCGGACTACGGGTACACCGCAGCTGCCGCTGCTTTTATGCGTTACTCCTTCATCCCGTACAGCTTCGGTCTTCCTGAGCGTGACGCAGATGGCATGTTTTCACAAGTTATGCCTTCGATAGGGACGTCAGTAGCGGTAAAAAGTAACCCTATCCGTGCCCGTGCGTTTAAGGAATTTACCGACCGCGATTTGTTCGACTCTTCTGCGGCTAGCTCCCTATTCCTCAACAACGAGATGGCGCATACATACTCTTCGTACAACATTCCGGCGGAAGTGCTCGGGCTGGCGTTTAAGGCTATGCGTCTTCCCTTCACTATGTTTGACGTGGCTTCTCGTGAGATGAGCGCCATGATGTTCTTCGACCTTGACTACGGCAAAAACCGTAAGGACGGCATGGAGCCAGAGGAAGCATATAACGCTGCTATCCAGAACACTGTTAATGGCTTGAACGAAACTATCGGTAGCCACAACTTGTTCGAGCGTCCGCGTTACATGGTCGGGCAAATCCGCCAACTGCTTTTCCTGTTCCGCATGTACGCTGTGAACCGCACCATGTTTGGTTTGCGTATGGGTATACAAGTCATGCGGGGTGAGAATGCCACTGGCCGTACTCGCGCTGCTGCCATACACGAACTAGGTGGCAACTTGGCAATGGTGGCAGTCCTTGGTGGTATAGCAGGTGCACCGCTGTTAGACGTGGTGTGCGGGGCTATTGATATGATCCTGCCGTCGCTCATGGATGACGAGGAAGAAGAAGAGTTCCGGCGTCAGCACCCATATTCATACAACAACTCCAAGCACCGGTTCCTGTACGAGTGGCTGCCGGAGAATTTTGGTAACCCTACACTGCCCGGTCTAGATGGTAAGCAGCATGCGCTGGCAGATGTCCTGCGTAACGGTATACCGTCCGAGCTTATCGGCGTTAACTTCGCATCTCGTGTTAGCTGGAACGGCATGTGGATACGCGACAGCATCCCCGGAGAAAACTGGAGCGAGTCAATCGTAAACTGGCTTGAGACCAACCTGTCTCCCGGTGCGGCTATCAGTATCGAGTTCATCAAAGCGCTTGAGGATGTGTACAAGGGTGACGTTATGCGTGGTCTTGAGAAGATAGTCCCCGGCACATTCCGTGGTTCTATAACTGCCGAGCGGCTGTCAACTCAGGGGGCAGAAACCCGCAAGGGTGGGAAAATGTTCGCAAAGGACGAAATTACAGCTTTGCAGCTTAACTTCCAGCGTATGGGTTGGGCACCGAACGAGGTATCGGATTGGCAGCGTGAGCGTATGGGCGCCCTCTCTATGATTAACGCCGTTACTGGCGAACGCACTGACCTTATGGCTAAGCTAAATAAAGCTAAGTCCGACCCCGAAGGTTCCAGCGAGACAGTTGCTGAAGTCGAAGCCGATATCCGTGAGTTCAACAGGTTGCACCCAATACCAGAACTGCAGATTGAAGAGGAAGACATAGCCAAGTCTCGTAGCCGCTACCTACAGAGCGAACTGGATAGCTATCGTGGTATGCAACTTACTGCGGAGCAGAAGGCTCTTATGCTAAAGTACAAATAAAAACCCCCGGCTGAGTGAGCAACCGGGGGCTTAGTGTGCCTAACGGAAGGAGCAAACTTCCGGGGGTGTGTATACTCACATTCTCCAGACACGTAAACCCCTAATACCATCTTCGATCACCGCTTTTATCAATACCTTGAGTTTCAAGCGTTTGGTAACCACTAGGACTTGTGCCTTAGCGCGTTTGGGGTCTAGGCACGGGAAGAATATAGATGTCCCGCGCTTGAACTTTCTCCAGTTAACCTCGTAACTAACTCCCTCCAGCTTCATCCTTAATCTCCACGGGCAATAAGCCTTCTACGTCCATGAAGCCATTGACCGACGTATCGAAGAACAGGGCTTGTACGCCGAGGGTGTTAATCCTCATGCCCTTCGACATCCGCTTAGTGTCGCTCTTGATGTACACGCCGTCGTCCTTCAGCCTACGCAGGGTTTCCTTGTAGTTAATCTGGAACTGTACGCAGTACTCCTTGAACTTTTTAGCTGCGAAGAACAACATCTTAGTGTCAGGCTCGTAGCGGATGATGAGTTCGCCCTTAGGCTCCATCTTCGGCTTAACCTCCATGTTAGAGCGGCTGTCCACTTGGTCGTCTACGACGAGCGTGTTCTGGATGTGGCGGTTCACAAAGTCACCGATGACTTGACTCGTGTCCGTCGCTGGTGGCTCAATCTCTTGCCGCAGTGTGGTAATCATGTTGCATGCCCACTGGTATATATCGTTCATATTCCAGTCGATTAGGCCCAGCATCTTGGCGATAAAACCTGCCGTGATGTTAGCGGCGACACCAGCCGACCAGAAACGTTCGCGCTGTGTTAGACGTAGCTGCAGGTCAAGCCGAGACTGGATGTTCTGGCAGGCTTCAAACACCTCTTCCATATTATCTAGCACGTATGCCATGAAGATAGGTCCGGCGTGGCCGTAGTTATCCATCAACTGCTGGTCGAACATCTGCTTACCTTCTTCGGTGCTGATGGCATCCGTCTGGCTAATGCGATACTCAATTAGGCGCATCATCTCCCCGTCAGGGCTATCCTTGCGGATAGACAGCTTTTCATAGAATGATGCGTTCGACGTACATATCGAGATAGTCTGCCATGTGGTCTCGTTGATGCGCAGTTCATTACCTCCTGCGGTCATACGTTCTTTGCCCTTACCTTGGGACATCCCGTAAACCAGTTCGGAGAACTCATCAGCGTTCATGTTGGTGATTTCGTCCACGCAGTATGGCAGGTTGCACATGATAGCCAACCACTGCATCTTCGCGTTCAACGTGTCTGACTTCTTAGCAATAAGCTCAGTGGGGTGCCCATATACGCTCATGGCCATACGAGCGATGGTTGTCTTACCCGTGCCGGACTCAGGGCTTACGAGGTTGATGGCAGCACCTGACTGCTTGAGAAACTTCAAGAGCGGCGCACCGAAGGCGCTAAGCGCGGCAAAGGCATGGCCTTCTAAGCCGGGACGCCCGTATAGTGCCCACACTTCTTTCCATTTATCCAACGAACCCACCGGCCCCATATACCGTGCTAGCGGTGCCGTGACTGCCGAAGGCGGGCTATAGAGCATACCATCCCGAGTGACTTCTTGGTCGCCGATGACAAAGCGGCTGTTGTTGTCTGCCCATCCAAATTGATTACGCATGATTTCTAACTTTCCTGTGTTCTGTGTAGCGTTCACCGACAGCATCACATAATCCATGAACATGTCGAACTTCTTGGGGTGAATGGCTACGCTGTATGTTGATATAGCTTTGCGAAGCAGGTCTTTCGAGGACACCTCGTTAAGGGGTACCGAAAAATCTTCTACTCCGTCGAGCGGCAGGTGGCGGCGGAAAACTAGGACTTCTCCCATCTTCCTGTCCTTCATACGCTTCACGATGTATATGTCGTTGTGGTATACGAGGATAGGTTCCGCTTCGTCGCCGTCGCCCTTTGGTGGCTTGCGCCATATGCCCCCACCTTCCCCACGGAAGAACGGGAACGGATACTCCGGTATATAGAATGTTTCTGACTTAGGTCCTGTGGGTGTATCTATAACCTCTTCGACTTTGTTGCTCTTGGCTTCGTTTATCTTGCGGCCAAGATACTTAGGGCCGAGGATTTCCCCCTTCCACTTGCATCCTTGGCATAGGGTCGGGTTCTTCCCCTCGAACTTAGCGCAACTTGTTGCCCCCTTGATGGTGGCTACCTTGTTCTCCAGCGTAGCAGGGTCATACTCTGGGTGTCCTTCGGACATCATATGCACCGCTTCAGCCGCATCTTCGCACATGGCGGCGACCGATATGGCGTGAAACCAGTCGTAATAGTCTATGGTAGCACGGTTGTTATACGCATGGAGAAGCTGGGCGCATCCCTCACCCTTCTCGCTACGACGCATAATCTTGCCAAAGTTGAACTGAACGCTTTTGTTCATTGCCTTACCGAGTTCGGTAGGCTCCCACTTGGGCTGCGCTGCTAGGTGCTTCACACCTAACGTCTGTATAACCCAGTCAAAATTAACAGGCTTACCGACGAACATTACTTCGACAGGCTTTGGGGGGTCATCTTTAAAGTTCAAAGTGCCGGGTATGCGCAGTATGCGCGCCGCTTCAAACACTGCTGCGTCCACGTAAAAGTTGTGGGTGTAGCATAAGTCACGGAGGCGGAGGGCAACAGGCTCCCACTCTTCGCGGGTTACGTCGCGGTCAAGCGTCCAGTATGCGTGTATACCGCGCCCTGAGTTAACAAGGGTAGGCTTAGGTAGCCCTGTGAGTTCACAGAAATCCCGTAGCGCGGCAAGACCAGTCTCTTGGTCTATATATCCGTCAGGACGGCCAGTTTTTTCGCTGACTACGGCTTTGCTTTCACCGCAGTCGATATCTAGCCATAGGGCACGGAGCGCCTTTACGTTGTCCTTGGTACGCCCTGCGTCCGTTTTATATTTAGCAACACCGAAGAAAACATTGCGTTGTTGAGAGAGGTACAGAGCCGCAACCCTATCTGCTTCCTCACGCGTCTCAACCAGCGTCTGTCTTACATCGTCTTTGCCTTTGTTACCGAAGATCGCAAACCACCCTTCAGATGGCTGTACTGTCGATAGGAGGTCAAACTCTTCCATTGGGCACACTCGTCACTGCAGGTTAACCTGCTTACTGCTTGCGGGGGGTGAAACTTAAGTAGGGAAGTTGGTGATGTATTTACGGATAAGTCCGATAAACTCGCCCTGCGGGGCGCTAACCCCGCAGAACCAGTTGTATACAGACTGCCGTGTGGCACCAAGGTCATGTGCAACTTTGCTCACAGAAACTCCGTGCTCAATGCACTTCCTCCCTAGCTGCACACCTAGATGCCCATCGTCAGCTTCGCTATTAGCTTCAATGGTTTTGAGGCTATAGCCGTAAGTCATTAATCGTCCTCATCACTACCCCAGTTGCTAATAACAGCAGCTAGGTTGGCTTTAGGTTCTGCGGCAGTGTCACTTTTAGCAGCAGGACGCTTCTTGGGTTCTTCAAGCTCTTCTTCGGGTTCGTCCGAGCGAGAGATTTGCGGTGCCGGTGCAGGGGCGGCTGGCTGCTTCTTTACGCCGTCTTGCTGGGCTACGGTTAGTTCGCACATACGCTTTGTACCTGCGTCCGCTTGTGCGCGTTTTACGAGTTCCTGCTCTTCGTCACTGGTACCACGCACGGGGGTAAAGAGAAGCTCCATGCTATCGGCGTTGAGGTCGTAGCTGATGTTGGTCACTACCGTATCCGGCGACTCGTGGTTAGCCAATAGGTAACGTACATAGCTTTCAAACGGATGCACATTACCTACACCCTTACCGAAGAGCGACTTGGCTGGGACGTTGAACTGGTACACTTCTCCCGAAGGGTCGTTAGGCATGATAACTGCAATACGGCGCTGATAGCGGCATGCGCGACCCTTACCGTTAGTACCCGAGCCGACTACGTTCTTAGGGCAACTTACGCAGTTGGGCGATTGTTTGTTACCCGCAGCGGCTTCTGGAATATCACCGTTGTTCGACCAGCAGTCTGGGAGCGTTGGCTTAGCGTTAGGGTCGTAAGCACCGGCATAAAACACGCGGCTAACCTTGGGTAGTGCATGGACGATGATAACATCAATGTCGCCACGCACCGCATCGCCAATCTGCTCACCATTTACGAGGCGCTTAAACGTCCCGTTGGTGTTGGTTTGGATGCGACGGTTAGTGCCGCCACCCGCACCACTGGCCAGAGTTTTGGCAAGTTCACTGAGTTCACGACGACCGACTGACGTTGAGACGGCACCGGCTTGCTTAAAAATAGAAACTTCATTGGACATGGGTATATCCCCTTATTTAGATGTAGGTTTACGGACTTGTACGACGTACTTGGTATCGGCTTGTAGGCCAACAGGAAGAACCTCTGGGTTGTCTGCCAAGAACTGCTTCAAGTTACCATTATGGATGCGTTGTTCCAGCAGGAAGGGTGCATCATGTTCCTTGATGAACTGATACATCGCATCCCAGTCGCTCGTCCAGTACCGAGTGTTAACCCGACGAGAGACCGTCCCTGCGTTGGTGCGTAGGCTATCCACATCCAGCGTATTGCAGATGTCGAGTAAGCCTCCGGCAACAAGGTCTAATTGTTCTTTGAGGGAGGCAAGTTCTTCCTTGTGCTCTTCCTCTTTGTCACGGATGACATCCCGGATTCGCCGGTACGCCGTGACCATTTCTTCTACTGACTGTTCGTTATCCATCATTTGCTCCTTCGTGTTGGGGTAGGCTCACCCGACTTAACCTGTCAATTCAGGTCCGCCTTTTTTATCAGCGCCGTCGCAACAGGATTTCCCACCGCCGTGGGCACTGAGCCTACCCCAAACCCTACATACACTACCCTTTGACATTGTCAAGCGGTACCGCTTACCATTTCTCGATATAGGTCGATAATTTTTTCGTGGTTCTCGATATTGCCACGGAGCATGCCGTACAGCCGCTCCTCCACCGGACTGCCCTTGATGTGCACAATGGTCATGGCGTTCTTCTGGCCGGGGCGATTGATACGGGCGTTTGCCTGTAGGTAGGTTTCCACGCTGGTTACTGGCGCATACCAGATGATTGTGTCTGCTGCCGTAAGCGTAAGCCCGTGCGATGCAGCCTGTGGCTGTATGAGTAGCACATGTGGGTCTTTCCGTGACTGGAAGTCCTCGACAATCTCACTGCGCTTGTTCATCGACACTTTCCCGTTGATGACTGCGCAACTAATCTTGTGCTTGGTTAGGTGGGCTTCCAGTAACTCGATGGTGTGCGTGAACGGTATGAATACCAGTACCTTGCTAGTGGCTTCTTCGATGACCTCCGTAACTACGTTCAAGCGGTTTGATACGTCGAACTCGATGACTTCTTTAGTGTCCGTGTAGACCGCACCACCGCTGATTTGCAGGAGCTTGTTTATCTTGGTCGCTGCGTTGACCGCGCTGACCTCCTCACCTGCTGCTTCGATGAGCATCTCGTTCTTAAGCTCGTTGTAGTACTTACGCTGCTGCGGGGTGAGAGGCGCTTCACGTTCAGTATACGTCACTTCCGGTAGGTCGAGGCAGTCCTTCTTCTCAAACCGGATGGCTGGCTGAAGCACACGATGCACGATGCGATCAGCGCCGGGTCGAGGTGCCCACTTGAACTGGGTTACCTTTGCCATAACCGAGTCGCGGAACTGGCCGAAATATCTAGGGCAACCGTCAGGGTTAACCAGCTTGGCGAGACCAAACGCATCGACAGGGCTTTGTGCTGCTGGCGTACCAGTAAGCATCCATAGATATGGGTTAGTGTGTTGCAGGATTTGCGCGAGCACTTTCCAGCGGTTTGTCTGTGGGTTCTTATAGGCGTTCGCTTCGTCCACTACGATAAGGTCAAAACCACCAGCTATAATCTCGTCCTTGACGACAGCTACGCCGTCGAAGTTGATGATGACGAACTCAGCGCCAGCGGCGATAATCTTCTTGCGTTGTTTGGCATCACCGTGGGCGACAGAACAAGACCGGTGCATAGCAAAGGTGAACATGTCGCGCTGCCATGCCGACTTCATAATCGAGAGAGGTCCAAGCACAAGGACGCGGTTAATCTTACCTAAGTTCAATAGGTAGTCCGCTGCCCAGATGACGCTTGCCGTCTTACCCGTACCCTGTTCGTTAAAGCAGAAGGCGCGTTTGTGTAGGGTAAGGAACGATGCGGTTGCCTCTTGGTGGGTGAATGGTTTGAACTTGCCGGTCCACGCGTAGTCGCGCTTGATAGGCGACGGAACATCGGCGAAGCCAAGGGATGCCAGCGTTTGGGCTTCTTTTAACCCCCACTTGACGGCCACTTCGCCTGTTTCGATGATTACGCTTTTAGGTATGCTCTGGGTTATTAGGCTTGGGTCGTCAGTCGTTAGGACCAACGCACGGTTTTCAACGATTTGCATGGGTGTATTTCCACCTTGATAGAGTCACTTCTTACGTTTGCGTTCCCGCGTACTTGTTTCCGATACTAGGTTCTTCTTGCTGTCCCGCTTGAAAGAGCGGTTGGCAGATTTGCTCTCGACGCGCAACCCCGTCTTGTTGCTGCCGCCCTTGTCAAATGCTTTTGTGTGGGCGACATCCTTGCCGTCACCCTTACTAACTTTACCGGCCTTCATCATCTTGGCACGGGCAGCGTTACGCGCAGCGCGGTTCTTCTTCTGCTCCGCTGTGCCTTGGTACGTCTCGTACTCGCGTTTGTAATCCCGTGCCATTAGCGTCTCCTCGGGCGGTGGTGTTCGCATTCTACCACAGGACACCACCCACATAAAGGGCCACTTTTAGGGTTCCAAACCCCGCTTAGTTCTGCGTGTTCTAACCTATCCAGCTCATCGCGGAAGGTTTCTAAATACTTGCTCAGCTTCTCACGTTTGTGAACCTTTGGGATAAACTCGTTGCTCACTACATATGCTAGAGCAGACTTAACCGTCTTAAGCTCCGGGTAATGCACGAACAACGCGCCAGCCATCAGGTCAAGCTGCTTGGGGTCTGCGTACTTGCTGTTCTTTCCGGTTTTGTAGTCAACCATGTGGGCCTTGTCGCCGTTGATGATAACAAGGTCAACGATGCCCCTCCACCAAACACCCTTGTCGAAGAAGCCGCATGGCTCGTAGCCAGCGTCCGTCTTCCTGACACCGAGCTTCAACTCTGTGTGTTTGTCACCTTCGATAACAGCTAGGCTCTCGACGATGGGCTTCATGTACGCAAACTTGTTCGGGATTGGTATTCCGTGTTTGACGTAATGCTCTGCCGCTTCGTGAACAGCGGTCCCATAGTCAGCAGCTTCCCCCGGTTCGTCCTTAACGTCCTTCACAACCTTGAGGTGGAAGTATTTCTTCGGACACTGGTCGAAGGTCTTGATGCTACTATAGGACCACGCTGTCATGTTATCTGATTTTCCCTTGGAGACGGTCAGCCACTAACGTAGCATAGCCAGCTATATCGGTCCAGCTATCTACATGGTCGGGGTTACCGTTAAGTATACGCGCAATCTTAGTGGCAATCATATCGAGTGCTTCAACTTGGTCGGCATCCAGCACCGTGGGGTTACCTATGAGGGCTGTGTGGATTAGCGACTTAATATCCTGTGCAGTCCCCGCTACGGTTTCAAAGCTCCCGTAAGTATTACCACGTTCGTTAAGGATTGCGTCTACGTTAGTATCAGCTTGAACAAACTCTCCGGGCTTAAGTCCTTGTACGGCTTCCTGTATAGCTTCAACTGCGGCTTCGACTTCGCCCTGTGCTTGGTCTCTCATGTTCTTCCATAACTTCCATGCGTAGTTGTAGCTTACCGCCATACGCTGGGTTATTTCCGTAGGTGTGTAACCCTGCTTCAACAGTTTGATAACCTTTTCGCCTAGTTTTTTCTTCCTTTGCATTTCGTTTGCTCCTTCGGTTAAAGTTTTTCGTAGGCGTTTGGGGTGGGCCAACTCTTGCTGGCAAACTCTTTCAACGCTTCAGCGGTTATGCAGGTGCGGTTCCCGATTTTAATTATTGGTAAGTTCCCCACTTTAATATGACTGTAGAGGTTGGTCCTTCCTATCCCCGTGGCAGTCACAGCTTCGTTTACACTGTATAGTAACTTCTCCATTACTTGCTCCTTCATTTAAGATTGCCACCGCTCTGCAGGATGTCACCACCAAACACATACGTGCCTACATGGTGCAGCTTGATGAACGGGTGGGCGTGTATTTTGCCACCGTGGTTGCGCCACAGTTCGCAAAAATGGTAATCTTCGCTTAGCAATGCGCCACTGGCGTCTATGCTGGTAGCGAAAAACTCGTGGGTCAAAGGCTTGGCATACTCGCCTGTCACTGGGTCTTGGAACGATGATACGCGGTAGGTGGGTACGTGGGGTATAAGGTGCTCGAATACCCCCCGCTTGATGAGCATGAAGCCTGTGCCACCATGGCGGACCTCAATGCAGCCTGTCTCGTCGCTGTGCACATCTTCACCCCCGACCATGTTGAACACAAATGCTCCGGCATGGTTCTCAAGGTCGGACTTACCTGCAAGTGCTGCACGGTTGACGCTATCCCAGTTCACTTCCTTCTTAGGGTAGATACCGCATGCGATGTCCTTGTCGGCCAGCAACAAGTGCGCGATGGCCTCACTGTCGAAACCAATGTCGGCGTCAATGAACATCAGATAGTCGTGGTCACTCTCAAGGAACACCCGTGCCAGTTCGTTACGCGCCCGTGTGATAAGGCTCTCGTTCATAATCTGACACCATGCCACATTGACGCCGATTTCCCGCATCTTGTTCATGGTCATCAACAAGCCTTGCACATAGTGCCCCGTGCACATGCCCCCATACATGGGTGTGGCAATCATTAGGCTTGGGCGTTTTTCTTCAGTCATTTGCTTTTTGCTTTCTCTTTAATTTGTAATAGCGGCCTTCCACGGAGGCAATCGTAAGCCCCATTCGTTCCGCTATATATGCTGGCCTCAAGCCATGTTGGTAATAAGCCAGTAACTCTGCGTCCTTCTCAGGAGTCCATACTTTTTTAGGCACTATTTACCTCCTCGGAAACGGCCACGCTCGTCGCGGTCCGTTAATTTATGTAGTTCGGCGTTTAGCCGCTCGTTCTCGCGCTTAAGTGTAAGGACGTTCCCGTCCGCGCTGCCCTTACCAAGTAAGTATCCAAACGCAGGTAGCGCAATAAAAACTACTACTAATACTAAGACTTCCATCTCTGCTCTCCTCTCTTGGTTATCTACGTACTAATTTCTTCAACTTCCCAAGCGTTGACCCCAGTGTCGCGCCTGTGCTGCCGTTAGCTATAGGCAGACTGTTCGGAGACTGCCCCGCTATGTGTGTAACCCCTGCGCTCCGGTACATATCACGGTCCACGTCGTACACACCTAGCTGTCCCACGGCATTCTGATACTGCTGCATTTGCTGCATTTGCTGCTGCATTGCTTGCTGCTTCGTAAGTAGCAGTGACTTTGAAAGGTTACGCTCGTACTCCTGCTCTTCAAATACCTTGCGGCGGCGCTCTTCACCGTTAAGCAACTCGTCCATCACCCGTTCGTGGGTTTCGGCCAGTCGGATTTCCCGTAAACCTTCGGCCATTGCAGCCTTGTCAGCCTCACTCCCAAAAGCCTGTATCGAATTTACGTGGTCATACCAGCGGTCGTGGAACGGTGCGTCTGCGACCCTAAACTCTTCGGGGTGGCTCTTCATCCGCTTGAGTAGCAGTGTTACTACCTCGTGTGGCTCACTCATTGGTCTGCTCCTAGTTTCTCTAGCGTATCCACAAGGTCCCGCGCACGGCGCACAAAACTACCAAGCTCGTTGCGTGTTCTGTCGATACGTGAAAGGGTATCCCTTAATGCTTGGATTGTGTGGTACTCGCTAGAGGCCGTTGTCCCCTCTGGTTCGTCAACAAGCCAAAGTATGTGTTTCCATTCGACCAGTGACTTCCTACCAAAGTTAGGGGTCCGCAGCATCTCTTCATCTGATATGTGCCTCAGGTCTTTAACCTTTGGCAGGGGCAACGTGCCAGCTGGCTCAAATGGTCGCCACCCGTGTATGTCTCTGTACATACCAAGGAGGCAGTTGGCCGTCCGTACCGATAGCTCTAGGTCGTCAATCAGCGTTTCGTTTGTAGGTTTAACCAACATGGTCTGCTCCTTCTCTCTGCTTACGTGCCTCGTCAATACGGGCTTGCTGTGCTGCTCGGCGGCCTTCCCTACCTACAACCTGACGCGCTCGCTCACGGGTAAGCCCATACTTTCGCCCCAAGGCTGCGAACGTGGTTCCTTGCTCCTCGCGTTCCCTATGGATTGCTAGGTCTCGCTCGGCATTAACCCTAACTCCTTTAACCGCCATAACTTTCTCCTATGTGGCTTTCACAGTTTAATGGTAATCCTAACGCCCACTTGGGGCGTATACGCATGCAAATCTCTACGAACTCTTGGGCGCGTTCGGCTTCTTCTGTTGGGACAATGCAGCCCACAGCGTCATGCACCGTCATGACCACACGATACTTACGGGCAATCATCAACATCTGTTCGCCAATCACGATACGAGCGAGAGCCTGACATACATTCTCGATGAGCTTCCCACCGTATATGCGGTTAGGTATAACCGCCTTACCTCTCTTCTGGTCGTAAATCATCTCTTGCTTGCCATCGGTAAACACCCACCGAAGGTTCGGATATTTGAGGTATAGCCCGTTGGGTAGTCGGATACCGTTGTATCCTTCAACCTGTACAACGCCAGCAAGCCCAAGGGGTGCTGTCTGGTTGTTAGCGATAGCGTCGAGCGCCTCGCCAGCCTCACGCCACAACTCAGGGATTTTAGGGTAAGTCTCCCGATACACCCTGATGATGCGGTCGCATTCGCTTTGCGGTAGGTCCACACCCATTGACTTAAGCTGGATGCGGAACTTTTTAGGCCCCATGCCATACCCTGCACCGAGGATTGTTGTCTTACCCACGAACCGCTGGTCCTTGGTCACAGCCTCGCGGTCAACGCCGTATATGGAGGATGCCATAATTTTATAAACGTCCTCGCCTTTCTCGAAGGCATCCACAAGGTCGTTCTGCCCTGCCAGCCACGCTAAGGTCCGCGCTTCAATCTGCGAGGAGTCGCTGTCCACAAACATATGGTTCGGAGGTGCGAGGATGCAGTCTTTGAGGGGTGAGTTGCGAGGTAGGTTCTGCATGTTAACCTTATCGTCGCCGCCCCAGCGCCCCGTGTGTGCTGCGTAGTAGCGTAGTGGGATGGGTAGTAGTCCCCGTGTCGCTATGCCCATGAACCGTTCGGTGCGTGTCTCTTCCAGCGTAGACTTTACCCCTAGCCGCGCAGCTACAAGCGCTTGAACCTGTGGGTCCTCATGCTCCAACAGTGCCTTGAACTCCTCGTCGCTCTTGGCGAACGCATAGGTCTCCTTGCCCGTGGTTGGGCTAATCTTCGTTGGGGGTGTTACACCTAAGTTTGTTAGTATCTCAGCAAACTTCGGGTTACTCATCAACTGTTCGCGGTCAGCGTTTATCTTTTCCATGAGCAACGCTTTGTCTTCACGCACTTTACCAAGATGCGTTACCAGTGAGTAGTAACCTACCTCCAGTGTAGGTTCAGTGAACATGCGTATCGTCAGGTCTATGAGCCGCAGTTCAGCCACAGGGAAGTCCACCGCAAGGCACTCGAAAAGCTTATAGGTAAGCTCCGTGTCGTTGACACAATACTCTGCGTAGCGGGATAGCTCGTCTGACGTGAAGTCCAGTCGTCCTTTGCCAAGTGCGTTTACGACCTCGTTGCCTTTTACCCCTAGCTTATAGTGTTCGGCCAGTGCTTTTAGGCTTCCGCTCACCGACGTGCCGTGCTTGGCCCGTGCCATAGATAGCGTGTCCACTATGCGTTTGGGTCGGATGTCGAACTGCCAGTTGAGGATAGCCATGTCGAACATGGCGTTGTGTGCCACGGCGGTCGCCTCGTCCCACGCAAACTGCGAAAGCCATTTTTGCGTAGCTTCCTTCGGACCGGAGAACCACTGGGCCGGTGCGTCGTTCACCTTTACAGATACGCCGATAGCCTCAAACAACTCATCGCGGATATACTCTTCGGTGGTAACCTTGGAGAGCGAGTAGGTCCGGTCGTAGTAAGTCTCGAAGTCGATGGTCAGGATGGTCACTGCTTTGCCGCCTCTTCCACGGTCATCTTGGGGCAGCGGTCGTTTGGTTTAATCTCGATGCTCTCGATGGTGTAGAAGCTAGGCCCACACTCAACGATGTCTTGAAGCTCGAAAAGTTCCTCGACGTTAATCGTGGTGCTGCGTGGCCCATCCCCATGGTAATAGGTCAGCGTTACTGTCCAGCGTGGTTTTCCATTAGTAATCATTCGCTTGCTCCTTAAAATTTAATCTCATCGTCGGCCCAGTCGTAAATATCCCAGCCGAAATTATCGAACAGGAATTGGCGCAGGGTCATTTGCTTTGTTCCAGTGCTGCGCGAGCAACATCACCAAAGTCGAGGCTATCAATACCCCACGGACCAGTCATCAGTTCCTGTGCGTAATACTCCAAAGCATCCCGCAGCCGCTCAATCTCTGCCGCTTGGGCTTCGATGGTGGCATCGGTCTGGGCGCGGGTGTTCCATGCTGCGATTGCTTCGGCTTCCGTTTTAAGTTCTACGCTTGGTTGTGCGAGACAGTTATTCTCATCGGAGCAAAATATTAACCAGTAACCATAAGTGCTATCGCCGGACTTTGGCGGGTTCCCACAAAACGGGCATGGCAATAGCACAGCCTCGCGTTCCTGCTTTGCATCGTTCGTCATTGCCCCTTCTCCCGTATCTCAATCTCAAAACCAGAATTTTCCAATTTGGCGCGGATGTGGTGAGCATAACTTTCTGCGTGTTTTCGGCTTTCAAATCCCGACAACACGCTTTCAATAGCATCCACCAGCGGGTCAGGCTTGGGCTTGGGGATGATGAAGCATTGCATATGCTCTGGTGCGTATTCTGCGTAATGGTATTCCGACACAATCGCATCGCTCACCTTTTGCTTAAAGGCTTCGTGTTGTTCGATGGCGCGGCATAGTGCTTCTATTTCAGGCTCGCTGCGATAGAGTTCAAAATAGGCTAGGTTGCCACGTTCATCTGCTACCTCATTCAGGAGCGCCAAGGCTTTTGCTTCAATGTCGGTCACAGCGCCCTCCCTATCTCAATGCCCTTGCGGATGCCTTGCTCGACCAGACGCATCCAGATGGTGTGGTCGTAATCACCAGCCAAGTAGTTCTGTGACGCCAAGCTATTTTCTTTCCATGCTTGCAGGGCGCAGATTTCCCGTGCGGCCTCGCGGATTATCATGTCATCTTCGTTAGTCATTCGCTTCTCCTATGATAGTAAGCACACCTAACAGGGTTAGGTGCTGCCATCGGTTAGCAGCGTAGCCATAACCCTGCGACTGAAGCTATCGCCTTGGATGCTCATATACTTATCGTAGAGTATGAGGATTTCACGGTCTGTCAGGAACCCAAGGGACTCGTGATGCAGCACTGGGTCCTCGTCCGGTGACTTGTTCATAAAGTCTATCCGTGTCTTGACCGCCCCCATTACCCACCTCCACTTTTCGCGGACATGTTTGTCTGGGTTGTGGGTATTAAACTCTTCGGGATGAGTATCCATCCGTTGCAGCAAAAGCTCTACACCTTGGTTCATATGTTTGGCCCCATAAATTTTTTATATGCGTCCATCTCGTCGGGAGCGTCTGTGATTTTGACGGGGTTTGTGCCCTCGTCTCGCTCAAACCATGGCACGATTTTGGTAACTTTAAGTTCCCCAGTGTTGGAGTCATGTTCAGCGTAGACTGCCCATGTGTTTCCATACTCCTCATACTTCATACCAAACAGCTCGTTTAGGCCCGGAAGCAGTTCCTTGAGTAATTGGGCGCGACTGATAGCCATCAGTGAACCTCCCCTTTTAATTTTTTAACAAGGTCAGGGAGCATGTCGTAGTTCGTCTCGTCTACTACTACAGCTACGCCGTTAGACCGACGTATCGCTTCAATCTCGCGCACCTGTAGTGCCGTAGTCTTGCCGCCGTTTGCCTTGCACTCAACGGCAAGAAACCAGCCGTTCACACAGGCTACAATGTCGGGGACGCCACTACGTCCGAAGCCGTGGGTTGCGGGGGAAAAGAAATATACTTCATGTGCAGTGAAGATAGATTTTACCTTATCCTTCACTTTTTTCTCAGGCGTTGCTGCCATGGTTTGCTCCTTGTTTGGCATCCCACCATACACCATCGGTTTACAATGTCAAATGCTAAGGATAAAAAAAGACCGCCCCGAAAGGCGGTCTAGTCTAACATAGTTAGGAGCAACTATATGTTATCTGTGTGTATCAGCGTAGTCCGCTAAGACTTCACGCATCTTAGCCGTGTAGCTAGGGTATGTTTTGTAATAGTCTAGCACCTCCGTTGGTATGCGTAGGTGTGTCAGGCTCATGGCCGGACGCTTGCCCAGCCCACGCTGCCCTCGGTATCGTTTTGGTTCTTCAGTCATACGGGTTCCTTATCCATAACAAAGAAGGCATGGTCGTTAAGTCGCACACCTACGTTGGGTATAATCCGACTACCCTCATGTAGTTTGAGGAAGCCAAGGTTGCGGCGGATGTTGTCTGTCAGTTGTTCGCTGGACTTGACCTCTGTCTCTCGCTCGTCCCCGAAGCCGCGCACCATGATGTAGTCGCTGCCTCGCGTGATTATAGTGAACCCTTCTCGGTTGCGATAGGCCAGTTCTACACCCTCCGCTTCGTTCCTAGCAGCGAGTCGCTCAGGCATATCCTCTGGCACTGGTGCGCCCATTGCCTTTAGCGCAGGTGCTACCGCATCCCAGTTATTCATAACATACTGCGTGACAAACGGACTGATACGCCTGTAACCCGCATCAAAATCTTTGTTAACGAGATGGGTGTTTCCGGATAGCTTAGTAGTTATGGCCTGTTCATATTCTATAATGCTCTCGTCTAGTGTCTTACCATGGAAGGCTTTAAGTATGCTCTTCACTGCTAGGTCGAGCTTACTGGTTTTAGTCCATATACCCCGCTGGCGCTTATGGGCTAGCCTTGGGTTATCGAAGCGGTAGTATGTAACTGACCCCACACCAGCGCGATACCCAGACTCAATGGAGATTTCTCCTAACGACTGGCCGCTCTCGTAGATGTCAAAGTGGTGCGCCGTTACTGTTTCACCCGTTATATTTACGTTAGCGGATATTAGCGTCCATTGCGGGCGGTGCTTATGTAGCTCCTCTATTAAGGGTAGCGCCTTCTCGTGGACCACGAACCGCGTATCAGGTTTTACGAAAGCAGGGTTGCGGCTGATGGACGCATGAGAGAAACCCTCGCATGGGTATAGTTGCTTAGTCATTGTGATTACTCCTTCTCTATATCTTACCAATCAAAGCCCGAAAGGATTGTATCGAGCTTGCCCTTGACGTTGGTGCGGATGTCTTCGCTTTCCTTGAGGTCATCAATATCCAAGCCAATCAAAGCCGACTCCAGCTTGCGCCGCGCATCCTCTAGCTTGGGGTCGCCAGTGAGGTTGAGGTGAGTAAGCATCCCGCACATTTCCTGTGCGTTCGTAATGAAGGTGTCGTGCCAGCGGGTCTTTTCCTCTAGCCCTAGCTTAGTAGACATTGAGGTCAGCATCTTGTGCAGCTGCTCCCATGGGGTGCGCATGGCTTCGTCAACACGGCTAACAAAATTATCATCATACTCCTTGCGTATGGCGTCGAGTTCTTGGTTGGGGATGTCCACACGGAAGTCACCCGACTCTGGCACAGGGGAGAACACAAGGCGGAAGCCAAACTTGTCCATCACCTCATCCACGCTTGGGTAGTCCGCAGGGTCATGCAGGTCGCCCATGTGCTGCGCCGCAGTGGTCATCAGCTTGGGGTATTCGAGGCGAAACTTATCTACCAACTGCGTGAACGTATCACGTCGTGCGTTGGCCTCGGTCTTGTATGCCATGAAGAGGCTTGTGGGTAGCAGCCTAGCACCTCGGTCTGCCCAAGGTAATGTCCGACTGTTGTGCCATGTGCGGCACAGCGCAGCGAAGTCCGCTATGTCCTTGCGCAGGGTTGTGCCAGCCATGAGGTTCTTACGCACTTGGGCTGCATCGCTGGTCGCGTTGCTGTCAGCGGTCAGCTTGGTGGTGGTATCCTTGTCCAGCTTGTTGGCTGTCCAGACGGATATGTTCAGTTCGACAAGAACCGATGAAGATGTAATGCTCATTAGTTTGCTCCTATTGTGTTATATGTAACTTAGTTAGGTCGTCCGGTTTGCTATCCGGTATTTTATTTCTCGTCGGGTTTACCCGCCAACTTAGCCATGCGGTATAGACCATCAGGCATCATCGTAATGTCGCGCATCTCGCTGCTCATGTCCTGCTCCCAGACATGGTAGGTAGTGCCGCCATCTTGCGCCGAACGATAGGTCCTATGATAGTGTTCAGCCTTGGCTAGGATTTCATGTATGCGCAGTGCATCCTCTGCCTCCACGATATAATGGTCGTAGCCGTAACGTATGATTGCTTTAGACATTATTTGCTCCTTATCCTTTGATATGCACAGTTTTGCCAACTGGTGACACGATACGGCCTGAGCTGTAGCGATGCTCGGAGATTACCCACATGATAGGCGCACCCCAGTCGTCACCCCAGTCACCGACATACCCGTCAGTCAGCTGGATGATGCACTCTGGCTTGATGTTTTGTTCCTTGAGGTAGTGCATCATACAGGTTGGGTCAGTGCCGCCACCGCCCACTGGCTTGGTAGAGCTAACAAGGTTAGACATGGTTGCCATGTCATAGACCTCATGCCCTGCCACCGCTCCGTCCCAATAGATGAGGTCTATCTTGTCGGGATGCACCTCCTCGACGATAGCCTTGACCTCGGACAGGAACACGCTGAGTTCGTCCGCACCGATAGAGCCGCTTGTGTCTACGCCGATAGCGATATGCCCGACCTTCTCCCCTACTAGCGTAGGGAGATATACGTCTTGGCTTAGCATGCGCCTGTTGACCCTGCGCCATGATGACGCATCCTTGGCATTGCAAGTAGCGGACACAAACTCACGCAGTGCTTCGCGCCAGTCTATCTGTGGTTGGAGCATGTCACCCAGCTCGCGGTTGACACCTAGCCCGCCTTTGCCCGCAGCTTTCATAGATGCTATCTGGCCTTGGCGTAGGGCTTGGTCCACCTCGCGTTCTAGTTCCTTGCGCTCGTCGGCAGTCATTTCCTTGGCCCCGTCCCAGTCATGCTCGTCGAACCCTTCGCCGCCTTGACCACCATCAGGGTTATCCTTCTTCTCCTGCTTGAGTATGTCGAAGACTTGCTTGGTGTTCATGCCTTTGAAGCGGGTGTCGTAACACGCCATCGGTGTGCCATCCTCGCGGCGAACCATAGCGATGACTTGCTCGTTCGGGTCCATCTCCATAATCATAAGGTTGATGACATGGTCCATTGCGATGTTGGCTAGGTGAGGGTCCTCTGCTCGGAGCTTCTGCCACGTTGTCATGTGACGTAAGCCCTTGTGCATGTTCTCGTGTAGCACGACGAAGCCCAGTTGCTTCTCGTCTAACTTTGTTATGAACTCCAAGCCGTATATCTCGTCACGCCCGTTGGTGCATGCCGTTGGCACGTCCTCGGCTACGCTGGTCTTGCCGACCATCATGATGCCAGACCACAACGCAAACATGGGGTTGCGCATCAGGTTAATCTTGACTTTCTTGAGCTTGCGCTCAGCTTTCTGCATATCCATTAGTTTGCTCCTTGTGTTGGTATCAAAGTAGGTCCTCGTTATCCCGCACCCAGTTAGCGAATGCAGCGGATGAAAACGCAACCGACTGGCGCTGCGGGTTCTTCGCAATGTTGATAGCGAAGCATGCTTGCCACTCTGGTTCGAAGCGGGACAGGTAGGTCATGAACGGCGTCATTGTCTCTTTAGTCACCTTCATGATTGCACCAAAGATAAGCACCGCACATGCTCCTGCTGACGTAGGGATAGCCGCATCATTCGGCTTGGATGTGATGTTCTCCCATGTGGGTAGCTGGTCTTGGTATGTGATGTAGGCTTGCATGTCCCGCGCTGCTGCCTCACCGATTGTGCCTGATAGCGCAGCGGTAAGAGCGTTGGATGAAATCCGCTCACGATGCCTCACAATGTTAGATGCACGCGACAAAGAGCGTGGGCTGACATAGGACTTCTGCATAGCCTTGGGGTTGTAGATATATGCGTTCTCGTTCTGCGTGCCGTCAGTGTATGAAGCCAGCGCATGCGGGAACTGCTTAACCCAAGCCATGACAACAGGCTCAACGTCATTGTTGATTGCCCACTCAAGCCACTGGTCGCTGTCAGGCTTGGCTACGCGCACTCTGGATACTCTGTTAAGAGTATGGCCCTTGATAACATCGCCGACACCATCGCTCGACAAGTTAGATGTGAGGAACACGATTGAGTCTGGATGTAGCTCAATGTCGCCCAGTCGTGGGTTGTGTTCTTCGAGTAGCGGGTGAAGCATATTCTGCACAGGCGGCGGAGCCTTGGCAAACTCGTCAAGCATGATGACTGCTGGCTTGCCATGCTGCAACTGGAGCGCAGCATTGGGGAAATACTCTGTTACCCGTAGCTCTCGGTTGACGCTTGGCATGGCAATGTCACCCAAGTCCTTCTGCGCACAGTCGAAGTAGGCATAGACGTAGCGGTCACCTAGCTTGGCCTTGAGCGCCTTCATGATGCTAGACTTACCAATCCCAGGTTCGCCTTCGAGCAGGAACCGATTGTCGGGGATGGCTGCGATAAGCTCTGCGGCTTCGGCAAGTGAGATGTTTGAACCAAAATCAATAGACATAATATTACTCCTTCGTTGTAACTTTGTTAGGCTTGTTTACTCTAGTTGGCTGATTTCTCAGCTTTTTCTTTTTATTGTAGCACAATAACATACCCAAGTCAAGTGATGTGGGCATCGGGTCGGGGACCTCTAACTTTGTTAGAACCAATTCATATAGCGGTCCTTTGTCGGCACACCCAGCTTCGCTGGCTTGCGCTCCAACACCTCATAGCGGTGCATGAACATGAGTAGCTCGTCGAACGTTCTGCCTATGCGCTCTGGTGAGACGGAGATGCCTTCGGAGCTAATCCAATAGCGTCCCTCGTGGGCGCTTCTTATGATAGTAAGCAAAGCTCGGTAGTTATCCTCGACCTTGTCACTGCGTATCAGTCCCTTGAGGTTGTCTGCCTGTGACGCATAGTTGCGGTTAGCTTCCACCATGTTAGTGCGCTCTATGAGGTTGTGCGCCTCAAACTCACTGCGGCTTACCTTCACCACGGGTAGGGTCACATCAGGCCCATTCCAGCGCGGCTGCGATACATACTCGGTGCGCAGCTTGGTCATTGCGGAGAGGTATTTCCTGAACTCTGTGTATTCCTTCCTAACTTTGTTAGCTGCCTTGCGGTTGACCGCATGCTTCACGTTTTCTTCTATGTCGTCGATTAGCCAGTGGTTCTCATGGCGGACAACGCGCACAGGTGTGTTGTTAGGTAGCCGCCAATCGCCTTGCACAATCTCAGGCGCGTTTGACCCTATGGCCCTACGCATGAAGCAAGTAACCCAAGCCCTGTAGTGGAAGGTATACATCTTTAGCCCAAGCAACATGTAGAACATGTCGTGTGTCGTGGGCGATACCCAGCCACCATTGTTTATGGTTAGCGTATTATCTGGATGGTAACGCACGATGTCCGTGGCATGCATCCGCACCACGATGTCGTTACCCTCCTTGCGTATGTTGTAGTATTTCTTGTTGCGCGCACCCAGCGGCTTAGTTCCGTCCTTGTCGCCCCTGACGGGATTGACAAGGGACTCGTGCCTCGCTGCGTCGTTGTATGATGCAAGTCTGGGGATGTCCCAGTTGCGGTAGTGGTTATTCCAGCCCATGTGTTTGCTCCTTCTAACTTTGTTAGGCTTGTGATTGAAACGATATCTCGGTCGAGCGGTTCACGCCGACCACTGCATCTGCGTTGGTGCTCATCCTTATCTCGGTGTCTTGGTCTTCCTCGCCAAGGCGCACAAACTCCCATGCTATGTTGAACGCCGTGGGGTCGCCCGTCACTGCTTGCTCGTCTAGCAGTCGGTCGATGGCCTCGAACACTCTCTCCACCGCTTGCGGATGCTCGTAGTGCTCATACCACTTCACGTCGTTGTAATAGACGGAGATGCCTCGGCTCTCTGGGTCGTAGGTAATCCTCGCATCCCATTCGTTCGTGGCTTCCTTGACGGGGTAGTTCTCGTCGAACCATAGCTTGAGCAGCGGGTATGATGTCTCGCTGTCAACGGGTGCGTAGATAACTACGTCTACTTCTGAGCGATAGCCCATGTTATGCTTCCTCCTGTTCTGGTTTATCTAGATACTCGTCTATTCGTTGATGCTTGCTAAAGAGGTCATCGGTCAGGCGTCCGGTTAGGAAATTGCTTCGGCCATTATGAGTGCCGCTTTTCCCGTCCAGCCGGACACGTGCTTTCGCTTTGTGCATGCGGCCCTTCACTGCCTTCTCCGTTACACCTAGCCGCTCGGCGATAGCTCTGGCGCTAAAGCCAGCACGTTTCAGCCCTGCAGCGCGGGCCACCATCTCTGCGTCCCACACCTTCTTAGGCATATCACTTCCCCTTGAATGTGTCGTGTATCGCCCAGACGACGAAGATAAACACGGATATGAAAAATACCTCGGCTGCTGCGTGTAATATGGTAGTCATTAGTCTTGCTCCTTCAGTTTCTCGTATATCTGCGCCATGCTCATGCCTTTGAGTTCTTCTGGCACTTCGCCGCGCATCTCTGCTTCGATAGAGGCAATCGCCTCGTGGTAGCGGTCGAGTCCGACCCAACCTGTCGGGTCATCGACGTTTAGTTTTGCTTTCTTTCCCATCAGTCCCGCCTCTCACGTTCTGCTTTTAGTAACCGCTCGGTTAGCACCTGCTCTAACTCTGTTAGGTGTAAGCGTTCCTTGGCGGTGGCGATAAGCTCGTTGTTGGTTAGCATCCGGTAGTAGTTCCGGTCTTTGGTTGCTTGTGTGGTTTCGTTTGCTTGTGTGGTTGTCTGTGTCATCCGTTATATCCTTCCTCGCAAAAGGCTTCCCACAAGTCGCGGTCCACCTGTATCCATAGGGTTGTGTCAAACTCCTGCATCACCTCGGCATTCTCAAGTATGTCGAAGGCCAATGCTACCTTGTCCCAGTCGTTCAGTTCATCCATGTGCTTTCTCCCATGCATCACGCTCGGCTGCTATCTCCAGACGGGTTAGTTCATCGCGTTCCAACTCACTGCGGAAGTGGTCTTTCGATAAGCCTCGGCGTCCAGTCTCTATGCCGTATTGGGCCACGGCTGGGCCTAGCTCATACTCTGTCTCGCGTAGCTGTCTGCGTAGCTGGTCATATCTGCGTAGCAGGACGGCTGCTTTCATCTTGGTGCTTAAGTCGTTAACCATTTTCATTCCTCACTTTGTTAGGCGTTATTATACTTCGGGTTGAGCTGCTTGAGTTCGGTAAAGTTGGAGACGAGGACGTAATTGCTCTTGTTGAGCGGGGCCACGCAGTGCCTTACCTTCCTCGCCTCCAAGTCCCCACACACAGGACAGGTTTGGTAGCCAAGGGCTACACGTCTCGGATTAATTTTGTCGCCGCAGTGACATTTCATAGTTTGCTCCTTTTCTAACCTTGTTAGGGCTGGTTGGGTGAACCGACCTGACCTTTTGTTTTTTCTTTTATTTGTAGCACAAAATACCTTCTACGTCAAGTGATGTGGGCACGAGGTCGGGCACGTCTAACTAGGTTAGGTAGCGTAAGAAAATGGGATGACGGGAAACTGCGCTTTGTAAGGAAAATCGGGGTAATGTAAGAAAAGTGGCGAGGAAAAACTTACAAAAGAAAATGGCAGAAGCCTGCGGGTTTCAGTAAGGAAGTTGGGTGTAATGTAAGAAAGTTAGTTAAAAAAATAATAATAAAGGGCTGGAACGATTTTGCTTACGGATATTTCGGTGCATCTGCGAGAGAGCGTCTTTTCGGAGCGATGCCCCAAAAAAACCTTACAACCCTTACGACCCTTACAAAGCGCAGAAATGCGTGGGTCATTTTCTTACAATAGGGCTAACTTTTCTTACATTACACAACTTTCCTTACAATACCCTGTGCGCTCGTCAGTCCTGTTACTATCATAGGAGCACCTAACTAAGTTAGGGCTGGTAATGTAAGTTTTCTGCATTGTAAGTTTTTCGCCTGCACCTAATGCGCTCGTCAGTCTCGTTACTATCATAGAAGCCCCTAACAAAGTTAGATGTGTTCACCCTGCTGCATTAGGTGCAAACAAAAACCCCCATGCTTGCGCATGAGGGTTCGGTGAGAGGTTCTAACTTTGTTAGGTCGGGGGAGCTTGCGCTCCCCTCCCCGATTAGTCCATTAGGTTGAATTGTGTCAGGTCGATGCCGAGCTTCTCAAGTCCCATGCCGATATAGAAGGTTGCATCAAGGGTTGCCTCGGTCGGATTCTCATCTGCCTTGCCTGCCTTATAGAGCTTGGTAAGCTCGGTGACAAAGCGGTCGTGAATATCCCGTGGCGCATTGGCCCCCGCACCTTTCTTGACCTCAGGCTTCACATACTTAAGCACATCAGACCAAGGCTTATACTCATTATACTTAGGGTTCTTGGCCTTCTTCTCCTTGGCTAGCTCTAACACTAGAGCCTTCTCCGCTCGGATAGCTTCCCGCACCTTGGCCTCATTACCAGATAGCGGGCCTTTCATCGGGATAAGCCACCAGCCAGCACCGAACTGTTCGGTAAGACTCTCGGCATATTCACGTAGCTTGCCGTATGTGGACTCGGTGGCCTTCATGTAGGCAAGGCGAGTAGTTGTGAGTGCGTTACGCATTGTTGCATTAGTCATAATATGTTTGCTCCTATTAGTGTGTGAGTATCGGGGAGTGTTTGTCACCCTTCCGATGATTTGTTTGTCTCACAATTTAATCGGGATTGCAAGAAAAAAACGCATAAAAGCACCTAACAAGGTGAGGTTTCACGTTTTGTTCCGGTGGGGGCAGGGGTTGTTCGTTCTTTGTTCTGTTTACCCTACCGCCCCCCGACCCCCCAAGCCACACAGACAAGGTGCCGCTCCCCCTATACATACTATTTTGCACATTATCTCACCACATTTTAAAAAACCCTGTCATCTGGCACACCCCCGGGATTCGAAACCACAAATCGACCCCCCACCCCCATATTTTTCCAGCCACCGTTTTCCCGGCACTCGATATCTGCAGACCCCCCGTCGATGGTACCTTGACGTATTTGACCCCCCGGGGGTATTATTTTTGAATGGGGTGGGTAGCTTCGGGACTGCTCCGTGGCTTGCTTGCAAGGCCCACCTCTTTTCCCGTCGCTGCGTTGTTCTCTGCGCAGCAGCCCCCGTCACCCTAGGTGTTCGGGGGTTTTTCTTTTACCGTTGCTGTGCTATGCGCACCACCCATGCCGTTCAACGACATAGAAAAGCGTAGGGAAGCGAGCCGCAGGCACTATGCGAAGCATCGTGAAAAGGTCATTGCCAAGGCAAAAGTATATAGCAAAGCGGCCAAAGACCGTATCCGTGCGTTTATAAACGCCCACCTAGTGGCTAATCCATGTGTGGATTGCGGCGAAACTAACACCGTCGTGCTTGAGTTCGACCACATAGGCGGCAACAAACACTTCAACATATCAGATGCGGCCCGGTTCGGGTACGGAATGGCAAAACTCAAGGAAGAAATAGCCAAGTGCGAAGTGCGCTGCGCCAACTGCCACAGGAAGAAAACGTACGAGCGAGGCGGCTGGACCCATCGGGGTTAATTTTTGTCTTTGCTTTTTCCTGCTACTAGCGTACACGCACGGCTTCACTGCTTCCCTCAAACCGGATGCTGCACACATGCCCGTTATTAAAGTAGAACCGTCCGACGAATATCCGGTGCCTTATGACACCGTCGAAGAGAAACCCACGTCGCTCCTTGAAGAGATTGCGTTAGCGGGGAACACGGCAGAACTCCTTGTTGGTATGGGTGCCCCACTCGAACTGGATGAAAACACCGCTAAGGAAGCCAAGAAGCTTGCCGACATGGTGCAGAAGCGGGAAACCAAGAACCTTAATCAGGTGACGACTGCATTTGGTGCGGCCCAGTTTCTACGTGCCTATGGCCAACAGTTGGCATTAGATGCAAACCAAGTGCGGGCTGCAATTACGTTCAAGCTCATGGAGCTAGCGAATTACGGTGACCCTAAGGTGGAACTGAAGGCGCTTGAGCTTCTAGGTAAGCACAGCGACATCGGGCTATTCACGAACAAGTCTGAGATTACCATCAACTACAAAGACCCGACAGAGTTGGAGAATGCGATTAAGGAGCGTGTCAAGCGGTTACTGAATGCAGATGTCATCGACATCACGCCCCTCGGACAGACCATCGAGGAAGAACTGGCGCATTACGACCACAACGAGGCGTACGGGGAACTTGATGAGATGGAAGACGCACAGTTCGCAGAACTGGCGGAGGATGAGGACGAGTGACCGTCAATATCGCCAACATCAGCCTAAAGGATATCCCCAAAATCCTACCGAAGCTGAGCTTGCCGGAGCAGGAGAAGCTGCTTGCGGAGTTGGAAAAGCTTCATGAGTTAAAGTCCAAGAAGGTTGCGCAGGATAAGTTCCTTGGCTTCGTCAAGGAAGTGTGGCCGTCATTCATAGGGGGACGACACCATGCAAAAATGGCAGATGCCTTTGAACGCGTCGCTCGTGGTGAGTGCAAACGGCTCATTATTAATATGCCACCGCGACACACTAAGTCGGAGTTCGCCTCTTACCTGCTCCCTGCATGGTTCCTCGGCAAATACCCCCATAAGAAGATTATCCAATGCTCGCACACGGCAGAGCTCGCGGTAGGCTTCGGGCGTAAGGTTCGAAATTTGGTAGACACGGAGGTCTACCGCAACATTTTCCCCGACCTTGTTCTGGCCTCGGACTCTAAGGCAGCTGGACGATGGAACACAAGTAAGGGCGGGGATTACTTTGCTATCGGTATCGGGGGTGCCGTGACCGGTAAGGGTGCTGACGTGCTCATCATCGACGACCCGCACTCAGAACAAGAAGCGGCTATCGCCGAAGTTAACCCAGATATCTACGACAAGACCTATGAGTGGTATACCTCTGGGCCTCGTCAGCGTCTCCAGCCCGGTGGGGCCATTGTGGTCGTGATGACCAGATGGAGTAAGAGGGATTTGACAGGGCAGATACTTAAGGATGCGGTAGCTAACGAGAGCCTCGGTGAGTGGGAAGTTATTGAATTTCCAGCTATTTTACCCAGCGACAAACCTCTGTGGCCTGAGTTCTGGGAGTTAAGTGAGCTTGAGAAAGTTAAGCGCGACGTCCCTAACAGCAAGTGGATGGCGCAGTATCAGCAGAACCCCATCTCGGAAAGCGCGGCTATCGTGAAACGCGAGTGGTGGCAGGAGTGGGAAAGCGACAACCCACCGGCCTGTGACTTTATCTTACAAAGCTGGGATACGGCCTTCGAGAAGACGCAACGTGCCGACTATTCGGCCTGTACTACGTGGGGTGTGTTTTATCAGGCTGACGACAATGGTGAGACGCAGGCTAATATCATCCTCCTGAACGCGTTCAGGGATCGCATGGAGTTCCCGGAATTGAAGCGGGTCGCCATCGAGGAGTATAAAGAGTGGCAACCGGACGGGGTCATCATCGAGAAAAAGGCATCGGGTGCGCCGCTCATCTACGAGATGCGAGCCATGGGTATACCGGTGCAGGAGTTCACTCCGACGCGTGGTAACGACAAGATTTCACGACTCAACGCTATCGCAGATATCTTTGCATCTGGTAGAGTATGGGCACCGGGGACGCGCTGGGCCGAGGAAGTCATTGATGAAGTTGCAGAATTTCCCGCAGGTAGTCATGACGACTTTGTCGATACGGTGTCTATGGCCCTACATAGATTCAGGCGTGGAGGCTATATCACTACTACGCTAGACGAACCGGACGAAATCCAGTATTTTAAGTCAAATCGCAATCAGGGGTATTACTAATGGTCAAGGCGCTTTTCCCAATCGGCAAAACTCAGTGGTTAAAATGGTCTGACGACCAGCGCACAGCGTTCAACGAAGCGCGTGCAGCAGGCGTACCGTATATGGACGCTATCGCAGGTGCAAACCAGACGCAGGCTAAAAAGAAAAAGAACGTGCTCGATGTCATCGAAGACGTAGCGGAAACTGCAGTTCGCGTTGCCGACGTAGCAGCAAAGGTATCGCCGGTTGTATCAATAGCCAAGACAGTGGTTAAGGCCGCTACCAAAAAGAAAGCTAAGTAAATGGACATCGACAAGTCGCTCAACCAAGCCCCGTTAGGTATGTCTCCGATGAACACGGAGATAGACGAGGGTCCTGACCTTGAGATTGAGATCGAAGACCCTGAGAGTGTCAGCATTGGCATTGATGGTATGGAGATCGAGATTGACCCGAGTGAGGACGAGGGCGACTTCAACGACAACCTAGCCGAAGACTTGGACGAGGGCGTGCTGGCAGAACTTGCCGGTGACCTAATCGGTGAGTTTAACGAAGATATCAGCAGCCGCAAGGACTGGATACAGACTTACGTCGATGGGCTTGAGTTGCTGGGTATGAAGGTCGAAGACCGCACAGAACCTTGGCCCGGAGCTTGTGGTGTACATCACCCCTTACTTTCCGAAGCTGTCGTAAAGTTCCAAGCCGAGACTATGAGCGAGACATTCCCAGCCCAAGGGCCGGTGCGTACGCAGATTATCGGTAAAGAGACTAACGAGAAGAAGGACGCCGCTCAGCGCGTCCAAGAAGATATGAATTATCAGTTGACCGATGTGATGGTCGAGTATCGCCCTGAACACGAACGGATGCTGTGGGGGTTGGGCCTCGCAGGTAATGCGTTCAAGAAGGTGTATTTCGATCCATCACTCGGTCGTCAGGTCTCCATGTACGTTGCAGCAGAAGATGTTGTCGTACCTTATGGCGCGTCCAGCTTGGAAGTCGCTGAACGCGTCACCCATGTGATGCGGAAAACCCCGAATGAGCTTAAAAAGCTCCAAGCGAATGGGTTTTACCGTGATATCGACCTGCCAGACCCTGTCAATTCGATGGATGAGGTTGAGCAGAAGATTTCAGAGCAGCTCGGCTTCCGCGCTGAGACCGATGACCGGTACAAGCTGCTGGAAATGCACGTCGATATCGTCATTGAGGACGATAAATACCGCGACAAAGAGGAAAATGACCTTGGAATTGCCCTTCCGTACGTCATTACCATAGATAAAGAGACCGAAACGGTCCTATCCATTCGCCGTAACTGGAACCCAGATGACAAGAAAAAGCTTAAGCGCAACCACTTCGTACATTATTCGTACGTTCCGGGCTTTGGCTTCTACGCTTTTGGCCTTATTCACCTTATCGGTGCTTTTGCTAAGTCTGGTACCAGCCTTATTCGTCAGCTTGTCGATGCTGGTACTCTATCTAATCTACCGGGTGGATTTAAAACTAAAGGCTTGCGCGTCAAAGGTGACGACACGCCGATAAGCCCTGCGGAATGGCGTGATGTGGACGTAGCGTCGGGTACGATGCGCGACAATATTATGCCTTTACCTTACAAGGAACCTTCACAGGTCCTTTATTCGCTTCTGGGTACCATCGTAGACGAAGGTCGTCGCTTCGCAGGTATGGCGGATATGAAGGTGTCTGACATGTCTGCACAGGCTCCTGTGGGCACCACGCTGGCTATTCTCGAGCGTACGCTGAAGATGATGAGTGCTGTGCAGGCACGCGTCCACTACGCGATGAAGCGCGAGTTCCAATTACTCAAAGGTATCATCCGCGATTATACGCCAGCTACGTATAGCTACGAGCCAGAAGAAGGCGGTCGTCGGGCTAAGAAGTCTGACTATGATAACGTCGATGTTATTCCTGTATCTGACCCCAATGCTGCCACTATGGCGCAGAAGATTGTGCAGTATCAGGCAGTTATCCAGTTGGCACAGGGCGCGCCGCAAATCTACGACTTACCCTATTTACACCGTCAGATGCTTGAGGTGCTGGGTATCAAGAACGCGGAGAAGCTCGTACCGCTCAAGGACGGTGACGACATGAAGCCGCGTGACCCTGTGTCTGAAAACATGGATGTCATCAACGGCAAGCCTGTCAAGGCGTTTATCTATCAAGACCACGAAGCACATATTGCAGTGCACACAAGCGCTATGCAGGACCCCAAGATTATGCAGCTTTTGGGTCAGAACCCCAACGCGCAGTCGATGATGGCTTCTATGCAAGCACATATAGCCGAACACTTGGCCTTCGAATATCGTAAGCAAGTCGAAGCGCAGGCAGGCGTACCACTACCGCCACCTAATGCCGAGATGGACGAGAACACCGAGCTGGCTATCTCTCGTCTGGCTGCCGCTGCCTCGTCGCAGTTACTTCAGAAGAACCAAGCCGAAGCCCAACAGCAACAGAACCAGCAGATGGCTCAAGACCCCATCGTGCAGATGCAGATGCAGGAGCTTGAGATCAAGAAGGGCGAACTTGAGCTTAAGAAGCAGAAGTTGATGATCGACGCTGCTGAGAAGAACGACCGTATCGAACTTGAGATGGCTCGCATCGAGTCACAAGAAGAAATTGCTGGCCTAAACGTCGGCGCAAAACTTGCCACTTCCAAAGGACAACTGGAAGCTAAGCAGGAAGCCGAAGGACTTCGCATGGGCGTCGAAATTGCCCGTGAAGCCCTTCAAAGTGAACGACCCGTTCCCAACCAAGCAACGCCTAAGGAGACTGAATGACACATGAGTTACTGATGTACCTGTCAAAAAAGGTACAGGAGGAGATTGACGTGATGAGCGGCGATCTCGCCCGTGGGACCGCAAAAGACCATGGGGAATATAAATACGCCTGCGGGATTATCCGTGGGCTTATGACGGCAAACGGTTTCATTGCTGAAGCCGCACAAAGAATGGAACAAGACGATGACTGATATTGTTGGGGTCACCACCCCCTCGTTAGTGGGCCTCAATGGCAAACCCATTGTGGCAAAGGACAAAGAACCGGAAGTTCCGGTAGAAGATCGCGCAAAGCAGCTTCCAGACCCATCCGGCTATCGCATTCTGTGCGCTATCCCAGAAGTCGAAGAGAAGACCGCTGGCGGTATTTTCAAGGCCGACTCGACCAAGCAGTTTGAAGAACTCACTACCCCAGTACTTATGGTGCTGAAGATGGGTCCAGATTGCTACAAGGACGAGAAACGCTTCCCATCTGGCCCATGGTGCAAGGAAGGTGACTTCATCCTTACTCGCCCACATGCCGGTAGCCGTGTGAAAATCCATGGTCGTGAGTTCCGCATCATCAACGACGACAGCGTAGAAGGCATCGTTGAAGACCCTCGGGGCATTTCCCGCGCTTAACGGACGTAACCCGTACAAAGGAGAAGTAAAATGAGTATGCAGAATGATGATTTCGACGATTTTTCGTTCGAGGTCGAAGATGAAACCCCCGTTTCTGGGGCTGAGAAGCCCGAAATCGAAATAGAAGATGATACTCCCGAGGCAGACCGTGGGCGTGAGCCTATGCCCAAGGAGCTTGTCGAAGAGTTGGAAGCTGATGAGCTTGAAGACTATTCCGACAAGGTAAAGACCCGTCTGAAGCAGATGAAGAAGGTCTGGCACGACGAGCGTCGTGAAAAAGAACGCGAAATGCGGGAAAAGACCGAAGCTTTGTCTGCAGCCCAACGGTTACTTGAGGAAAACCGCAAGTTAAAGGCTACCCTTTCCGAGGGCGAGCAAACACTGGTTGGTAGCTTCAAGCAGGCCGCTGAATACGAGCTTGCACAGGCCAAACGTGAGTATAAGGATGCTTACGAAGCCGGTGATACTGATCGCGTCCTAGACGCACAGCAGAAGCTCAGTGAGGCACAGTACAAGATACAACAACTCGCAGGTTATCGTCCTACTTTACAAGAGGAATATAATGAGGTAGGAATACCACAACAGCAGGTCCAAATTCCGCAACCTGACCAGAAAACTATGGCGTGGCAAGAGCGCAATACGTGGTGGGGTACTGATCCGGAAATGACCGCAGCTGCTCTTGGGCTTCATCAGAGGCTCATAAATGAACGTGGCCCGCAGTTTGCAGGTACCGACGAATATTGGGGCGTCATAGACAAAACTATGCGTCGTCGCTTCTCCGATTACTTCGGGGATGAAATGGATAATGGTGACACCAGACCCACTGCACGCGAACAAAAAGCGTCATCGGTCGTCGCTCCAGCCTCACGAACACGGTCCCCCAAAAAGATTGTGTTGAAACAGTCCCAATTGGCAATTGCAAAACGTCTAGGCTTAACGCCCGAACAGTATGCCCGTGAACTAGTGAAGATGGAGAAATAAGATGACCAAGTTGATTGACGCTATCAATGAGACGCCAGAGGCAACTCGCGCTCCTCGTGAAACTCGTGCAGATGCTGAACGTCCTAAAGTATGGCAACCGGCTTCGACCCTGCCAGAACCGGACAAACAGCCGGGTTACGCGTACCGTTGGGTACGTGTGGCCTCAATGGGTCAGAACGATCCCCGCAATATCTCGTCCAAACTACGGGAAGGCTGGGAGCCAGTTAGCATAAGTGAACAACCTCAGTTCCGTATGCTGGTAGACCCTGACAGCCGTTTCAAAGACAACATCGAAGTCGCAGGACTGTTGTTGTGCAAGGCACCGGAAGAACTGATGAAACAGCGTAAGGAATACTTCGCTGGTAAAAATCAGGCTCAGATGGACTCCGTGGACAATAACTTCATGCGTGAGAACGACGCTCGTATGCCACTCTTTAGGGAAAAACGGTCTACGACGTCATTTGGCAAAGGCAAATAGCTAAAGGAGCTATAATATGGCATACCCTTCTGTTACCAGCCCTTACGGGCTAATCCCGATCAATTTGATCGGCGGACAGGTTTTTGCTGGTGCTACTCGTCAACTCCCAATCGCAACTAACTCTTCGACTGCCATCTTTTACGGTGACGTCGTTAAGTTGCTCGCAGGCGGTACTGTTGGCAAGGACACTGGTACAGACTCGGCCACCCCTGTTGGTGTTTTCCTCGGTTGCACCTACACGGACCCAACCTTTGGTCTGACATTCCGTCAGTACTACCCCGGCACCACAAACATCAGTGACGTCACAGCTTACATTCAGGAAGACCCTGATGCGCTGTTTAAGGTCGCTGTATGCGCTGGTACCAACTCGAACACTGTTAGCTATGTAACACAGGCTGCTGTTGGTTCGAACCTCAAGCTGGCAAACGGCGCAAACAACGTAGGTTCAACTTCGAACGGTAACTCTAAGGTCGGTGTAGACTCGACCGAAGGTACGACTTCGACATGGCCTATCCGCGTTGTGGACGTTGTTCCTGAGACCGCTCTGGCAGGTAACCCCGGTTCTTACACCGAAGTTATCGTCAAGTGGAATCAAGGCACGCACAGCTACCTCAACCCAACCGGTCTGGCATAAGGAGACTGAACAATGGCAATTTCACGCGCACAACTTCTTAAAGAACTGTTGCCCGGACTGAACGCTTTGTTCGGCCTTGAGTATGCACGTTACGGCGAAGAGCACAAAGAAATCTACGAAACGGAAACTTCTGAACGTTCGTTCGAAGAAGAAACGAAGCTTTCTGGTTTCTCGGCTGCTCCAGTCAAGAACGAAGGTTCGGCCATCGCGTACGACAACGCACAGGAAGTCTTCACTGCTCGCTACAACCACGAAACGATTGCCCTCGGGTTCTCGCTCACGGAAGAAGCGATTGAAGATAACTTGTACGACTCCTTGTCGTCGCGTTACACAAAGGCATTGGCTCGCGCCATGTCCTACACCAAGCAAACTAAAGCTGCTGCAGTCTTGAACAACGGCTTCGACACCGATTATACCGGTGGTGACGGCCAACCATTGTTCTCGGCTTCGCACCCATTGGTTTCTGGTGGCACGAACTCGAACATCCCAAGCACTCCTGCTGATTTGAACGAAACGTCGCTTGAAGCGGCTGTAATTCAGATCGCAGCGTGGACGGATGAACGTGGCCTTCTCATCGCGGCTAAACCGCGTAAGCTGGTAGTTCCGCCAAGCCTGATGTTCGTTGCTACTCGCTTGCTCGAAACCGAACTCCGCGTTTCGACAGCTGACAACGACATCAACGCTCTGAAGTCAAACGGCTCGATCCCAGAAGGATACGCCGTAAACCACTTCTTGACCGACACTGACGCGTGGTTCTTGACCACCGACGTGCCAAACGGTCTGAAGCACTTTGTTCGTACGCCAATGGCGACGGGCATGGACGGTGACTTCGATACTGGTAACGTACGTTACAAGGCTCGTGAGCGTTATTCGTTCGGCTGGTCAGACCCTCTGGGTATGTACGGCAGCGAAGGCGCAGCCTAATAAGTTTCCCCGAGAGCGTAGCTCAAGGGAACGGGGGGAAGGGAGGAGAGAAATCTCTTCCCTTCTTTTTTATATATGCTATATCCACGTCACTAGGGATATTATTCGTACCGACCGGCCCAGCGGACTTAGTAGAGACGGTACGGACGAGTGCTACTACACGGAGAAATATTATGGCTAATACTACCTTTAACGGTCCAGTCCGTTCGGAAAACGGCTTCCAGAGCATCTCTATCGACGCTACGACTGGTGCTGTAACTGTTAACGCTACGCTTGGTTCAGCTACCTCGGTCGCTACGGTTGCTGCTACCGGCACCGTTACCGCACGTAGCGCTTCGGGTCTCACCGCTGGCGGCGCTGCTGGTTTTATCGGCACTAACGTCGCTGCTGGCATGGGCATTTACTTTGGTTCGGGTGCCCCAACTGTTGCAGCTGCTAAGGGTTCAATCTACCTGCGTAGCGACGGTTCGTCTGCTTCGACACGTTTGTACGTCTCGGATGGCGGCACGACTTGGGTTGCCGTAACTACTGCATCGTAATCGGTAACCTCTAAGAAGGAGAAATCCGATGGCAATGCAAAGTGACGTCAAGGTAACCAAGCCCCTGACTGCTACCGGTGTGTTTAAAACACAGACGGATGCTAACATGGCTTTCCGCGCACGTGTTAAAGGCATCTACGTTAAGAACGGTGCCTCGGCTGGTTCGGTGGTTGTGGCGGATGGTCAGGGTGGAAGCGTATTGTTTACACTTGAAACTTCCCCCTCCGCTGACACGGGTGATTTCTATATCCCGGTCCCAGACCAAGGTGTACTTGCAGAAAATGGGTTATATGGTACGCTCACCAATACAGCGTCCATTACTATTTTCTACGGGTGACATATGCAGCAGGAACAAAGCTACGATTTAGCTGGTAAGAGCGTCTTCATCGCTCTTCCAGCGTACGACTTCAAGGTGTCCTTGAAGCTAGCTGTTTCTCTCGCACGTTTTGCTCAGCAAGCTGCGCAGCACGGAATTGAACTTCACATCGGCAGCATATGCGGGTGTTCGGTTGTTTCTCGTGCGCGCAACCTGCTGGCGCAAGACCTACTTGAGTCAAAGTGCGACTACCTAATGTTCATCGACTCGGACATTAATTTCGAGCCGCAAGATGTGTTCCGCCTTATGGCGTGGGGCACCGACCCTAAGAAGGGTATTGTAGCTGCCGTGCCCCGTACGCGCAGCGAAACCAAAAACTATATTGCTACTCTCGACCACGACGAGAATAACCAGCTCACTATGAACAATATGGGTCTGGTCCGGGCTAAGCGTGTAGCTACAGCATTTATGCTGGTACGCCGCGAAGTGTTCGAGCAGATGTCTGCAGCCCACCCAGAGTGGAGCTACTACGACACGCGGTCTGACCGCATGCTAAACGCTATGTTTGATTTCCTTGTTACCGACGAAGGTTATATCGGAGAGGACTTCCTCTTCTGCGACCGGGCACGGGAACTCGGTTTTGAAGTGTGGGTAGACCCCACAATCACATTGGGCCACATGGGCGTACAGGAATATGTCGGTAACTACGGCGATGACATTCTTTATCCAATGATTGTCCCCACACAGAAGGAAGCAGCATAATGGGTATTAAATTAGGCGACATCTCCCCCATGGCAGGTGCCATAAGCGGTAAGGGTTTATTCGGCAAAGGACTGGCCAAACTGGGTAATGCCATGGGTCCTATGGGTGGCCTTATGCCAATGCTAGCTGCTAACCAGCGCAAGAAACTCCTCGCCCGCGAGGCAGCTAAAGGAAGCGGTATGCGCCGTCGTCCTATGGCGGAAGAAGTCATGATGGCAGAGGAAGTTCCCGCAGGCGCACCGATGATGCGCAAGGGTGGCAAGGTTAAGAAGATGGCTAAGGGCGGTTCAACTGCCTCCAAGCGCGCCGATGGCTGCGCTACCAAGGGTAAGACGAAAGGGCGGTTTGTATAATGGCTAAGACGCCTGCTTGGACACGTAAGGAAGGTAAGAACCCCAAGGGCGGCTTGAACGCTAAGGGTCGTGCGTCTGCAAAGGCGCAGGGGATGAACCTCAAACCTCCAGTCTCGGCCAAGCAGGCAAAGAAGTCACCTAAGTCCGCTGCACGACGCAAGAGCTTTTGTGCACGTATGTCGGGTATGCCGGGGCCAATGAAGGACGAGAAAGGTCGTCCTACTCGTAAAGCTCTATCGTTACGTAAGTGGGACTGCTAACATGGAAATGATGATATGGAACATCGTACTGAGCGCAGTGGTGGCGGTTATGGGCTTCTTGTTTAAGGGCAAGATTGACGAGTTGGACCGTATTGGCATCCTACTCAATAAAACCCGCGAGGAAGTTGCTCGGGATCATGTGACTCGTTCGGAGATGAACACACTGGTCGATAAGCTGGGGGATCGGTTCGACCGGGCCTTCGAGCGCCTTGAAGCTAAAGTAGAAGAGATAGGAAGGACAAAGTCGTGATGGATAAGAAGAAAAAGTCGATGCCCCCGCAGCCAACTGCTGCTGATCGTGCGTCGGATGCTAAGTTCCGTAAGTCTGTAAAGGACCTCAAGGTTACGCCAGAAAATGCTGCGGCTATCGGGCGTGGAAATCGTTCTACAGGTATGGCGAAAGGTGGAAAAATGGCAACTAAGTTTGGCGCTGCTATGAAAAAGAAATCGGCTGACACCAAGGGCCGTGCAATGGTCAAGAAGGCCGGTGGTGGCAAATGTTACGCTTCGGGCGGTCTTGTTGCTGGCCACAAGTCGGCTGATGGTATTGCCAAGAAGGGCAAGACCAAAGGCAAGATGCTGGCAATGGGCGGCATGGCTGGTTACAAGCGTGGTGGGAAAACCTGCTAATGCGCGCTTGTCGGGGTATGGGGGCCATAAACCCCTCAAAAATGCCGGGGGCGAAAACAATTCGTCGTAAGGATAATCCCGACGAAGTGAAGGTGTACGCCAAGGGCGGCGAGTCCAAGGTCAACGAAGCTGGCAATTACACGAAGCCCGGTATGCGCAAGTCTTTATTTAACGCGATCAAAGCGGGCGGTAAAGGCGGCGCACCGGGTCAGTGGTCAGCCCGTAAAGCCCAGATGTTGGCGATGCAGTATAAGAAGAAGGGCGGCGGATACAAGTGAGCGGACTTGCTAAATCCCAGCAGAGCCTGAAGAATTGGACCAAGCAGAAGTGGCGGACCAAAAGCGGTAAACCATCGACGCAGGGGTCCAAGGCGACAGGTGAGCGGTACCTACCTGAGAACGCTATAAAGTCTTTGTCCCCTGCGGAATATGCAGCCACGACAAAAGCTAAGCGGGTTGGTAAGGCTAAGGGGAAGCAGTTCGTAAAGCAGCCTAAGACTATTGCAAAAAAGACGAAAGGGTTTAGATAATGGCACTGAAACCGACCGACAAAAAAGCCAATCCCGGGCTGGCAAAACTGCCCACAGAAGTGCGGAATAAGATGGGTTATGCTAAAAAAGGCGGTAGCACGAACTTCATCCAAAAAGCGATCAAGAAACCCGGCGCACTCCGTGCGGAGCTTGGCACTCCTAAGGGAAAGAAAATCCCAGCAGCAAAGCTTGCCAAAGCCGCCAAGGCTCCCGGTAAGCTAGGTCAACGTGCACGGTTTGCTCAACTCTTGAAGGGTTTCAAGAAAGGTAAGTAATGACCACAAGTGGCACTACAGCATTTAACCTGAACCTCAACGACCTAGTCGAAGAGGCTTTTGAGCGCTGCGGTGCAGAACTCCGCACGGGCTATGACCTGCGTACGGCGCGGCGCAGCCTGAACCTGCTTACCATCGAGTGGGCAAACCGTGGCATAAACCTGTGGACAATCGAGCAGGGCTCGATACCACTTGTGCAGGGGCAGATTGTTTACGATTTACCCATCGACACCATCGACTTACTTGAGCATGTCGTGCGCACCCAGACTGGGCAGCAACAGACTGATATCACCATCAACCGTATCAGCATCGACACATACTCGACCATCCCGAATAAGAACGCGCAGGGTCGGCCTATCCAAGTATGGATTAACCGCCAGTCAGGTGCAGACTATCCGGTGGATGGCGTTGCAAATCCGCAGATCAACGTGTGGCCAGCGCCAGACCAGAGCAACTATTATACCTTTGTCTACTGGCGCTTGCGCCGCTTACAGGATGCTGGTGATGGTGTTACTACGCAAGATATACCGTTTAGGTTCCTCCCTTGTCTGGTGGCTGGTCTCGCGTATCACCTATCCCTGAAGGTACCCGGTGCGCTTGAGCGTTCTATGAGCCTTAAAGCGCAGTATGAAGAACTCTGGCAACAGGCTGCTGATGAGGACCGCGAGAAAGCGCCACTGCGCATCGCGCCTCGTCAGTATTTCCGGTGATTTGTGCCTAATCGGTTTGCATCTGGTAAATGGGCAATCGCCCAGTGCGACCGCTGTAACTTTCGCTATAAGCTGAAAGAGCTCAAGCGGCTCGTCATTAAGACCAAGAATATCAATATTCTCGTGTGCCCTACATGCTGGGAGCCGGACCAGCCGCAGCTTCAGTTGGGTATGTATCCAGTGGACGACCCACAAGCGTTGCGCGACCCACGTCCGGACAACAGCTATTTTCAAGCGGGTCTGAACGTGAACAATAACCCTACTGACGGTAGTCGCGTAATTCAGTGGGGGTGGGACCCGGTAGGGTTAAATAATCCTTTGGGTTTATTTGGTCTTCCAAATACGCTATTAGGTAATGGTCAAGTAGGGACCGTAACGATTGAGACGGAGAATTAGTGATGGATAAGAAAGACATGAAGCAGGACAAGGCTACTGTGGCAAAGGCCGTGCACAAACACGAGCGTGCGAAACACAAGGGCCAGCCCCTAACTAAGCTTGCTAAAGGCGGTAAGACCAACGCACAGATGAAGGCTCTAGGTCGCAATCTTGCCAAAATCGCCAACCAGAAGAAATCTTCGCGGGGTAAATAATATGGACTATAAACCAAAAACGGTGCCGATTGTGAAGAACAATAACGGTTATCCGAACAACGTACCTAACACCCAGACCGTGAAAACACGCGGAACCGGTGCGGCGACTAAGGGCACGCATAGCAGCAAGAAGTTGGCATAATGAATTACGCTGAACTGTTCGAAACGATCAAAGGGTACGTCGAAAACGACTTCCCCAACACCTCATGGACCGGCTCTGACGGCTCCAGCACGGTGACGCTGACGTCTACCGAACAGATCAACACGTTCATTCAGGAGGCCGAGCAACGCATCTTCAATACGGTGCAACTCCTTGACCTCCGCAAGAACGTTACGGGTAACATGACGTCGGGCAACAAGTACCTTTCGGTACCTTCAGACTGGCTGGCCAACTTCTCTCTGGCCGTTATCGACGCGACCGGACGGTATGAGTATTTGCTGAACAAGGATGTGAGTTACATCCGGCAAGCGTTTCCGAACCCAAGCACGACAGGCATACCCACACACTATGCTTATTTTGACGAGAACTCGTACATCTTGGGGCCGACGCCGGACTCGAACTATGCAGTCGAACTACACTATTTCTACTACCCGCCTTCGATTGTGACGGCAGGTACGTCGTGGTTGGGTGATAACTTCGATAGCGTTTTGCTTTACGGATCACTGCTCGAAGCGTACACTTTCATGAAGGGCGAAGCAGATATCATCGCAGGCTACCAGAAGCGGTATGACGAAGCGATGGCGATGCTCAAACAGCTTGGTGAAGGCAAAAACCGTCAGGATATGTATCGTAGCGGTCAAGCCCGCTACCCGGTCCAGTAGGAGCTATATATGTTTAACGGACTCAGCGACGTCGGAAATGTGATGGTCATGGCGACCGAAGGACGTGGTTTCACGCCCGAGGAAACTGCTGAGCGCGCACTCGACAAAATCATCTATGTGGGCAGTCAGGCACACCCTGCTATCCGCGATCAGGCCGAAGCCTTCAAGGACAGCATCCGTCAGGTGCTCATCCACTATATGCACGAGGCTGTGCGGTCCCATAACGTAACTCTGGTTAATAAATTCAAACAGGCGGGGCATCCAGAGCTAACCGCCATACTCGATACATAAGGAGGCCTTAAGATGCCAATTACTCAAGCGATGTGCACCAGCTTTAAGGCCGAGCTTATGCTGGCCGTGCACGATTTCCGGGTTACCGGCGGCGACACTTTCAAGCTGTCGCTGTACACTTCGTCCGCTTCGCTAGATGCCAACACTACGGCGTATACATCCAGCCAAGAAGTTTCATCTTCGGGTACGAACTACACCGCTGGCGGCGGTACGCTGACGCGCCTTGGTGTTGTGACGTCGGATAATACAGCTTCGTCTGGTACGGGCTTTACCGATTTCGGTGACCTGACCTTTGCTAACGCGACGATTACGGCTCGTGGCGCGCTGATTTATAACACGACTCCTTCGGCTAACTCGAACGCGAACACTACGCTGACGAACGCTGCTGTGGCTGTGTTAGATTTTGGTTCGGATAAGACCTCGACGGATGGTGATTTTACGATTATCTTCCCGACGGCCACAAACACGACGGCCATTATCCGTATCGCATAAGGAAAACTAATGGCTCTTGTCCTCGCTGACCGCGTTAGGGATACCACTGCTACAACTGGTACAGGTACGGTAACGCTCAGCGGGACCGCGCCGACCGGGTATCAGAACTTTTCGGTAATCGGTAACGGTAACACGACGTATTATACGATTAACAGCGACACCCAGTGGGAAGTCGGCGTTGGCACCTACACGTCTTCCGGTACGACCCTAGCGCGTAACACGGTATTGGCGTCGAGCAATGGTGGTGCGCTTGTAGATTTTGCTGCGGGCACCAAGGACGTTTTCGTCACTTACCCATCCGAAAAGGCTGTCACGGAAGACTATGGCAATGCGCTAGCCGCAACCACTGCGGCTAACCTAGCTGGCGGTGCAGCGGGGTCTATCCCTTACCAGACTGCGGCTAACACCACAGCGATGCTTGCAACGGGCACGG